AATTATTCCTCGCTTTCTGCGTATAATTTTTTCAAGTCGATATTTTCCATAACTGCCCTTGCTTCAAGTACGGCTCTGTAATCGTTCATTGCTTTAATTTGCAAGTCATATGTACTGCGTGGGCAAGTCGGAATAAAATTCAGATTCCCTTTATCCCAGTTATCAAGCATTTTCTTTAAGCCATCGTGGCGGATTGATAACTGCTGATATTCAGCGATAAACCTTTCTTTGTAATCTTCGCTTAACATTTTGTCAACAGTATTAGATAAAACCATAATTATTCCTCGCTTTCATCTGTTTTTACTTCGACTGTTGTCTTTAATCTCTTGACGACTGATACCAAAAATTTCGGCAATGGAATACCAATTTCAGAGAGGTTTTCTAAAATTGAAATCAACTCGTTGATGATAAACCAAATCGTAACAATCATGCCGATACAGTAGTTAATCCGCAGGTCGATTCCGCAGTTGACAAGTGCCGAACTGATGAGATAGTCGGCAACAATACCGACCGCTACGGCTACGATATAGCCTACCTTTTTGATAATGCCTGTTACACCGACACGGCTGTTAAGCGTGTGGCTGATGTATGCCTGTGCCATTCCTGTGATGTAGTCGATAATCATTACCGCAATCATCACCGCAAACGGCACAAGTAAGATGTTAAGATATGCGACAATAGCACCGCATACCGTGGCAAATAATGCCTGTAAAATGTTTTCTTTCATTGTTTACACCTCGCTTTCTGTCGGCTCGTCAATGGTTGGATTATCGCCCCAAACTGCCATAACGGCATTGTAATATTCGTCTGACAGCACCGTTTTAAGCTGTTCTCTGCCCGTCTTGCTGTTCATATATGCGTTGCGGATGTTTCCGCCAACCTGCATTTCTTCACCGTTAAAGGTCAAAAACTGCTGTCTGAGTACCGACACGCTGTCCTTTGTGAGCATATCGAGTGTGATTTTTTCTTTAAGTTCCATTATTTTTACCTCCGTTATTTAATCTTGTACGAACAAATTACATTAATCTGCTCGCCGTCTGCGAATGTATATGCGGCCTTATCCTGAGTCGAAAACTGTAGCCAAGTGTTATTTTTCGGAATGGCAAATTTAAAGAGCTTGCCAAGGTTTGAAATACCGACACAAAAAACATTGTCCTCGGAAATACATTTGTACGGCAAATCAATCAGCGGACACATGCTATTGCCGCCAAGAGATACTGCGTTCATTTTGACCGTTGCACTGACGATTACGATGTCACCAATCGTCTTATATGTACAGTCTGCACTTTTGATTTTATCGGTGACGGTTGAATACGGTGTGAGTGTTGATGTACCACTTTCAATATTTGACGAATCGTATTTAGTCGCCAAGGCGGTTTTATCTGCTTTCACAAGCAGAGCGTTGTAAATTGCTCCGCTTGTGAGATAACACGGGCTGTTATTTTTGGGTTCGCTGTCGAACGGCATTGAATCAAGCTTTCGGGCAATACTCTTGTCTGTTTTATCAAGCCTTGCCCCAAGTGAATTAGAACTGCCTCTTGCTGTGGTTATTTCAGACTTCACGGCTTCAAGGCTTGCTTCATCAGCGGTAAAGCGTGTGTTCAGGTCGGCAGAACCACCTCTTGCCGTGGCTATTTCGGTTTCAATTGCAATTGCCCCGTCTGTAGCCCGTTCGATTCCATCATCCATATGATTGAGGTTGTCGGCATTGAGGGGCGGAGCAGAGCCGTTCACAAAGACAATTTTATTGTATTTGTTCATTTTCTTTTACTTCCTTTCCTAATCGTTTTTCGCCCTTTGATGTGAGGGCAGTTATAAATCCGTCCATTTTCTTATTGAACACAAATGTTTCGATTGTCGGCAAATCTTCAAACGGAGTTTTAATTGTGTACTTATCGCCTGCCTCAAGCCACCAATACGAAAACAGCTTAATTTTTGTCGGGCGGTATTTATATACATCACCAAAAAAATTAACAGAATTATATTTTGTGCCAATATCACTTGCTGTTGTTCTGCACCTCATCAAAATGTTATCGGAAACATACCACGAAAAATCGTTACTGTTGCCATACAAAAACGCTTTTTTATCAGCAAACTTAGCACTGTACATACGGATAGGCTCAAGTTCGTAATCTTCAAAGGATAAATCTTTGTACGAATCGATTGTTTCAACGGAAGATTGAGAATACAGCCTTTTAAAACGCATTTTTCCGTCGGCATCTATAACGGCAAAGCTCAAAGTTAATTCTGCATAAGCTTGGATTAAATCTGACAAGGCAATGTCCTTTATAACCTTTTCCACGCAGGTATCATCAAATTTCAGCGGTACACTAAAGATAGATAAGCTCGGCGGTGAAACCCCTGTAATTGCATAATCTTTGGCAAATTCTGCGATTATTGAATAAAAGCTCTTAAAATTATCGTCTTTTTGATAGTGCGCATAACCATAAGCAAAGCTGCCGTCCTCGTTCTCTTTGCCTGCAAACCACAAAGACATATCCACCTTTGACATATCATAAAAAGCGTCATAGGCTGTGATTTTGACGATGTTACGCTGTTTTTTATCTCTTTGAGCCGACTGAATTTTACCGTAGAAAACAGGACATTCAACCGTTCCTGTTTCGGCAGGACAAATAAGAGTATTTGACGGGTACAAATCATCTGACGGATACAGCTCTGATTCAAGATATGTTGCCGTTATGATGACCTGTACCGTCTTTCCTATCAAAGCCGAGCAATCATAATCAATGAGTTTCACGCTCATTTCAGAGGCTATGCAACCGCCGAATTTCAATTCTTTTTCAACGATTTCATTTTCAAGTGAAAAGCTGTCAAGCACGATACTTTCACCTGTTATATCCTCAAAACTGCCGTCGGGGGAATGCAGGGCAACGGTGTTGTAAAGTGTGTTTGTTTTCAGCTTATCAGCAATTTCTTTAGATACAAGCATTTTTAAGAATCACCCCTTAATACTCAATCAGCTCAACCGTAATCGGCTGATAGGTTATATCATTCTTTTCAGCATTCATTACGGTATATTCAATATCAGGAATATAAAAATAAGAGGTGTAATAGCTGTTCGTTTCATCGTTCCAATAAGTTACCCTGCACTTTCTCTGTAACTTATTCGCCATTGAGAGGTTGATAATCGACTGAAAATCAATCTTTTCGTCAAGATGAAGAATGTGAGTTGAAAACGAAATTTTTGTTTTGTAATTTGGCAGCGTTGCCCTTTGAAGCGTACCGTTCTGATCTCGTTCCGCAGAAGTTTCAAGTCGCTGATTCGGAGTTGATGAAAATGCGGTAATGTACTTATTCGGCATTATGTTGTTACCGAATTTAAGCAAATAGCCGTTATAATTTGACATATCATCCCCCCCTTTATGCAAATGCGGATTTACCGTTGTGTCTGCGTCTGTAAAGCTCATCCTGTCTTATCATTTCTTCAAAAAGCGTTGAACCCTCAAGCTCGGCAGTAAACGAATAAGTGTTGCCACCGTTATTGCGAAAGATAATGAACATTTCATAAATGCGTTTAAGCAGGTCAAGAATTTGTGTGAGAATCACTGTATCCTGACCGCCCGAATTGTCGAGCATACCCTGTAACTTGTTAAGAGGAGAAATAACCTCAGGGTTACCGCTGTTAGCACCTGCGTTATCGCCGACAACCGCAAGTGTCGGAGCTTTAACAATACCGCCTTTTGCAAATTTTCGTGCCGGTGATTCCGTGGGTTCTTCAAATCTCGGAATGAGAGGCGGATTTTCAGGCATTGAAAAACTCCAATCCTGTCCAAAAGCCGCTCCGATAATACCGGCTATTCCGCCGATTGAATTAACAACGCCAGAAACAAAGTTATAAATACCTGTCCACAACGCATTTATGCCGTCAATGATTGCGTTTATAATGAACTTAAACACGGCGCAAATGCCGTCCCAAATGCCTTTGAAGAAGTCATAGATACCCTGCCATGCTTTGTTCCAATCGCCTGAGAAAACACCTGTAATGAAGTCAATTAGACCGCCGAATGTTTTCTGTATAGAGGTAACCAACCCACCGATAAATGTAAACACATTATCAAACACCCTTTTTACGGCATTGAAAACATTCTGAAATATAGGTCCCCAAAAGCTGACAAGCCAGTTTACAAACGGTGACAGGAAGTTATTCCACACGGTTGAAACACAGTCTGCAACCTTGCCGAAGAAGTTTATTGCACCTTCAAAAACAGGCTTCAGCCAGTTTTCCCAAGCTGACTTTACGATTGCTACGATAAAATCCCACGCAGGCTTAATCCATTGATTGTAAACATTCATCAGGGTTGTGCCGATGTTGGTAAACATATTGCAAATATTCTGAAAAATCTGCTGTCCGTTGCCGTTCCACCATTCGCTGATAATTGTTCCGATATCTCCGAAAATCTGACCGATAAAGTTAAACACATCTGCAAACTGCAATTGTAAATTTTCGAGAAATTCTGTGATTGTTGCACCGTCATTTTCAGTCCATTCAACAAGGCTTTCGGTTGCAGTTGAAAACGCACCCGAAACAACTTCGCCGACTGAGCCCGCAAAGGTTGTAAGACCGCTTAAAAGATTGGAAATTGATTCTTCCATTTGAGGGCGAACATTGTCAATTGCATTGCCTGCAAGTGTACCGAAATTATCAAAAAAGATTGAAAGGTTGTTATAGCCGTTTGTAAGATTGTTGCCTATGGTGTCGATAAAACCGATAATCTTTTCCCTGTCTTTTGAGATCCACTTAGCAACACCGCCTGAAATGGTCTGAAACGACTTTCCGCCGATTGTCGCAACCGCTCCGAATGCAGAGCCGATTGCCCCGAGTTTTGCAGAACCGACCTTTTGCATTGTTCCGAATGCCTTTTGAACTATGGGAACAGCATTATCAAAAACGGTCTTGCAGTTCTTGCCTATAGCTGACCAATCAACCTTGTTAATACCTTTCTGTACATTCTCGACAAAGCCTTTGAATCCGCTTTTTTCGTATAGATTTTTGAATGCCCCCGAAAGGTTTTTGCTTGTGTCATTGACAACATTCTTTGCAACAGCTCCGCCCGATGAACCGCCCGATGAGCTTTTTGATGAAGATGTATCTGACTTTGAAGAACTATCGGTACTTGAAAGCACATTCAGCTTATCAAAGCCCGCAACACTTCTCTTTGCTTTTTCGGAACTTTTCTGAACATTATCAAGTGACTTTGAACTGTCATCTGCCGTATCCGTAAGGCTTTTGGCAGAATCGGACGCAGATTTGATATTGCTTGCGGTGTTGTTGCCTGTATCCCAGCCGAATACCTTTGAAAGCGATTCAACCGCGCCTTTGGCATATTCCGTTAAAGTCGCAAGTGCGGAACTCAACCGCTTTACAACCTGAGTTGCCACCTGAAGAATAGGCTGACCGACTACTGCAAGGAGCTGTTTCCAACTTTCTCTGAGGTTGCCCGTTACATTCTCCCAACCGTCTGCTTCACGGCTTGCCTGTCCCATAGCACCCGAAAGCTGATTAGCGTCCTTGACCATTTGCAAAAGCGTGAGCTGTTTCTGCGATTCCGACAAATCCGTAAATGACTTGCCATACAGCTTATTAGCCGCCGCATTTCGTGTGGTTTCAGTACAGGACAAACCGAGTGCGGCATCATTTTCAAAGTTACCTTTGAGGAATGATTTCAGGCTTTCTGCGGTGTCTTCAAGCGAACGGTCATAATATGCGGCACTGTCGGCTGTTACCTGCAAAGCCTCCTGCATCATACCCAAAGCACTTGAACTGTCCATTCCAGTAGTTTTTGCAAAGGCATAAATGCTTGTGCCGACGCCCTGCAATCGGGTTTCAAGAATACCGCTCTGATTGGCAACGCTCTGAATGGCTGATTCTGCCTGTGACTGCATTGTGCCGAATGTCTGCTCAAACTGCGAATTTGCCGCATTGACTTCCGCAGCCGATTCAATGCACTGCTGACCGAACTCCTTGATTTTTGCAACAGAAAAAGCGGCAACCACAGCCATTCCTATTTTCTTAAACGAAGATGAAACCGAATTGCTTAATTGCTCACCGCTGCCTTTGATGTTTGAAAACTCTTTTTCGGTTTTCTGAGAAACGCCCTCTGCAACCTTTGAAAAGGACTGTTTCATATCAGTGCTTACATTTTCAAAATCTTTTGAAAGACTTGAAAATGCCGAATCAAACTTTTTTGTAATTGAATCGGAAATCTTATGCAATGTTTTGGAAATATCATCACTCGTAAGCCTGACATCAAGCTCAATTTCACCCGCCTTTGTCGCCATATTCACCACTTCCTTTCATTTTAGATTCTTTAAAAACAGGCATAAAAACAGCGCACACCGTTATGATGTACGCTAATAAAATTTTGCAAAAGAACAGCCACCCCGTTTGGAGTGGCTTTTTTTTACAAGCTTGCAAAAAAGTTTTGAAATTCTGCAAGAACGGTGTTCATATCTTCGTCTGAATAGTGCTTTACATTTCTTGACCGCCATTTGTTGCGGATTTTATGCTGTGACGAAGTAAAGTTTTTCAAGACCTCTTTGTCGGTTTCAAGGCGAATTTGAACCGTTCTTGCAAGCGGTGTTTCGGGTCCTAAGCCTTGCAGAAGTGAGCAGAACTCATTCCAACTCATTTTTGCAAAATCCTTTGAATAAATGCTGACCCCGTACTCCGAGCGAAAGCTCGACACGATTAAATTAAAGTCATCAATCAGGTCGTAGCCGGGGTCTGAGCTTCCCCCTCGTCAGTCAAATCGCCTGTTGCAATTTTGGCAGATTTGCTGATAAGGGCGTTGAAATCGTGCATATTCAGCTTTAACTTTTCAATCTTTTCTCTCTCGGATTCATCAAAAAGAAGATGATACATTTCGATAACATCTTTACTTTTACCGTTGCCATCCTCAAAAAGTGCCGCAACTTTGAGCATTGAAACTGCGTCATTGTTGATTGCAAGGTCAACATTTTTAACTCTGACACTCGGCTTTTCCTCAAAATTAAGCTTGTCTGTAATATCAATTAACTTTGACATAATCGTTCATTCCTTTCATTTTTTAAGCGGCTGCTGTATATACCGGCTTGCCGTTTGACATAACTTCAAATTCAAGCGGAGCAACACCCGTACTTGCGCCTGCACCGTTTGATGTAACGGATACAACTGCATTTTTAAAGAGGACGGTTGCACCGTTGGGGAAGGTCCACATAAACGAAACTTCTGCCTTTCTGCCGTTTTCAAATGCAAGGGCGGCAATCTGGTCGTTACCTGCGTCACCGATTGTACGCTTGCCCTTTACCGAAATTGTGATTGACTTTGCTGTCATAAGCCTTGACTTCCAGCCCTCGCTTTCAAAGGCTGTCCATTCCTCGACACCGTTGTCAAATGCAACGGAAAATTCTTCGCAGTTAGCAATATTTGTCGTGGCGGATTCTGTTCCTGTCTTGCCAACCGCAAACTGATTTTCATAGCATGGGAATACTCCCGATTCAACTTTTGCCATAAAATTACTTCCTTTCGTAATAAAATTTAACTTCAATGACCTGCTCATACACACCCTTGTCGTCTGTTCCCACATCAACGGGTTCTTCCGTGAGCAGTTCGATTATATAGATTTTGTGTTCCTTAATTTCAACATTTTTAATGTCGTAAAGCGTTTCGTAAAGTCTGCGTGCAAACTCCTCGGTTTCTCTTGCGTTGTCGGTGTAATGGATAAGCAAAGACACGCTTATTGTATCGTAGGTGCTTTCACCGCCGATTGCCCTTGTGGGTGTTCCCGACTGCTTTAATGAATACACACCGATTGACCTGTCCTGCTTGTTGTCAAGCTTGCCGATGTAATAATGCTCGGCTGAGGTAACGCTTTTGAGCCAATCTCTGATGTCCGATAAGTAAATCAAAGTCCTGCTTCCTTTCTGTATAATCTCACAAATGCCCGACTGCAAAAATTCTGCCGTGTACCGCCCTCAAGCCACGGTGAGAACCATTTACCGCCGGCGGCAATGTTTTCCTTACGGCTGAAATTATACTCGGGATGAAAATACAACCGCCTTGCATACGGAGTGCTTGACACGATTTTAACCGTGCCGTTCCAACTCTGCACACAATCTTCAAAGGTATTTTCGTTCTGAAGATTACCCGTATCAAACGGCATTACCTGCGTGTTTTTCACCTGTTTAAGAAGTGCGTCACCTGTCTGTTCAAGAGCCTGTTGCTTTGCCCTATCAAGCTGTTTTACAACAGGCATATTGAGTTTGATTTTTGATGATACCGAAAATCCCATTAAATCACATCCAATTCCGTAAAATTAACTTTGCCGTCGGGGTTGCGGTGTTTTGTACCCTGTACGATGTTTCGTTTTACGCCGTCAAGGATTACAAAGCCACCGCTTAAAGTGGGGCTGTCGGGAGCAATGTCGCCGTCAAAAAGCAAGACAGCCGACACCTGAACAATTTTCTGCTCTTTGGTATAGACCGTCTTTGCCTTTGACTGCATATTACACAAGGCAAAGCCACCGTGCAGGGTTGCTGACGGGTACAAGCTGTCGGAGGGATACAGGTTTTTGCACTCAAATGCGATAACAGGAGAGCCGTCCTCGGTTATTCCCTCACCGTAAATTGTGACCTCGACAGGAGTTTTGCAGAACTGCTTTTTTACAAGTGACGGAAATTTCACGGTTTTCACGCACCTTTCAGATTGCAGGATAACAAAGTCCTGTTGATTTTAGCAACGCATAGAGGTCGGCAGGAATTGCCACTCCGCTGATACACATTAAGTTCCAGCTTGCACCAAATTCCATTGATGTGCCGTTGATTGAATAGCTTTTCAGATAGGAAGAAATCATATCGGCATTTTCTTCTTCAAAAGCAGTAAGTCTGCTATGCACTCTGCTGATGATTCTCTTCTGCATTTCCGAAAGTTTTTCAAAATCAATGCGGTTAAAAGTCAGAACATCAATGTGTTCGGCAGAGATAATACTGTTTTCATCTCCGCCCTGATGTTCAATGTAATCGGCATACATAGATTTACTCCTTTGTGTCTGATTTGATATTCTCTTTAAGTTTTTTGTTTTCGGCTTTGAGCTTTGAATTTTCTTTCTTCAAAGTATTGTAATCATCAACAGAAATTTTCTTGCCTAAGCCGTATTCTTTGATTTCACCATTGTCGTCCTGAATATCATAACCACGAGATACATAAGTCTTAGCTTCCTCATCTGTATTGACTGTATATGACTTATTGTCTTTAATTGCTTTCATTTTTGCTCACCTCGCTTTAAGCCTCTGCGTGAACGATTACGCCCTGCTTCATAAGTTCATCAATGGCAAAAGTACCATTGACTTTTCTGTTCTGATATATATAATTATCAGCTGTTCGGCTGTCAGAACGCGGAGTATAGACATTGATATATGAATACTTAACTCTTGATACCTGTGCTTCCGGGTCAATAAGAATATAGTCAATCTGCTTAGCTGAGCTGTCAGCAACACAACCGTTTGTAAAATCAAACAAAGACTTCATTCTTGAGCTTGGCACTTCTACAATCTTATCAATATCATCAACGGAACGAACACGGCGGTCAATGCCCTTTGCGGAACTGATTTCAAGTGTTCTCTGAATACCCTCTGCATTCTTCAAAAGCTTTTTGTACTGTGGTGTCGCATAAAGAATAACCCTGTCGAGCGGTACACCTGCTTCGGCAAAAGCCTCAAGGTTATCATCAAAATCTGCAAGCACATTCGCCGCAGTTAATGCAGTAGTTTTTACTGTTGCACCAACTCGCTTAGCTTCTGTATAAATCTTGCTGTAAGTATAACAGTCGAGTTCAGGTATAGCCTGTGTTTTTTCAAAGCGTGTCTGAATATTTGCGATAGTTACTACCATATTTGTTTCGTCAACATCAATAGGGTCGATAGCAAACTCAATATCTCTGTCGTGGTCAAGGGTTTTGGTTTCGTAACCGTTTGAATATGTACCCGAATTAAAACCGCCTGCACCTCGTGTATGGTCTTTATAACCGCTGACCGAGAGTTTCGGGATTTTAATATCCTTACCGTTGATAATCTGAATGTCAGAGTTTGAGTGGTAAAGGTCATCACAAGTAAGGGCCTGACCATACAATTCTCTTAAAACATTACTGAAAATAGTTGCGTATTCTAATACTGCCATAATTATTTACCTCTTTTCTTACTTTTTCGATTTGATGCCGAAAATTCCTCTTAAGGCATCTTCTGTTAAATTTTTGTTACCGTTGCCGTCACCGCCGATTTTCTTAACTCCTGTGCCGTTCTCGGCAGGTTTGCCCTTGAGTGCGGGGATATCGTCAAGCACCTTTTTAACCGCCTCGGTGAGCTTTTCGGCATTGACCTTGCCGTCTGTCACAGCCTTTGAAAAGTCTGCAATTTTAAGCACATACGGAACGGTTGCAATGTCAACGCCCTGTTTTACGGCTTCGAGGGTTGCCGACTGATTGACTTCTGCCATGAGCTTTGCGTTGTTTGCAGATTCAACTTCCGACTGCATTTTTGCAAAGTCGGGGGTGTTCTTGGCTTTCTGCTTTTTAAAAGCACCGATAGCCTCTTTCATCTCATCGGCTGACAATCCCTGCTCCTTAAAATATGACTTCAAAACGGTGTCCTCTGTCACGCTCTGTTTGCCTGTAATAAGGCTTGCGAGCTTGTCGTAATCAAAGGCAGGAGCGTTTCCCTGTGGAGTTCCCTGCGGTGCAGGTGTCGGTTCATTTGGGGTTGGTGTTGGATTTGGTTCTGCCATTTTTTCATATCCTTTCAGTTTTTCGGGTGTCTCCCGTAATCAGTTTATAGAGTGTCTCTCTGTTTCAGTTTTGCACGGTGTCTCCCGTAGTTTAATGTCTTCGGACCATAAAAAAGCACCTTACATATTCGTAAAGTGCTTAATCTGCTGATTCTGTTTTCTTTGCTCTCGGCTTTTTGGGAGCGTCAGGCTTGACCTCTTCTGCAAAACCACCGTCAATGAGTTCCTTTGCTCTCTGCTCGGAGCATTCAAAAACTTCATTCACAGGTCGGGTTACATAACCGTTCTGCCTGTCGTTAAATGCTGTTGTTACTCTGATTTTCATTCTGTCACCACCTTTCAAAACCGGTCGAAATCAACGGGTTTAAATGCAAAAAGCACCCTATAATCAACATTGCTGTCGATTATAAAATGCTCAATTCGTAATTTTATGCTGTTTTTGTGAATTGCATATAACAAAACCGCCCTTTTTACGGAACGGTTAGATTATGCCACTATCTTTTAGATATTGCATTTTTTGTTTCTCTCTAAGCTTACTGTAAAGCGCTTCAGCATCTTTAGCTTCTTGTGGAGCATCTTCACGCAAAGTGACATTTAAACCATTTGTTACAAGGTACGGCTTAAACGCATTCCATAGAGATTTTTGTTCTTCAGTTTGTATCAATCTCATACCATCATCACCCTAAAAGTTTGCTGACTCTGTACTCGTTATACACTTCATCCATAGCTTTATCTTTTAAGCATTCAAAAGCATACTCACTTATATCCTCTATATTATAACCGTTATTTATCAATTTTTCAACCTTTGGAGCATAAATTTTATTAAGGTAATCGCAATATTCAAAATAATCGTTAATACCTCCGAATTTTGCTCTGTAATTTTTAGCGTCTTGCCAATGAATCAGTTCGTGAAGAATTGTACTCAATCCGTCTTGCGGACAAGCCAAGTTTTCTTGTAAATCTGACAAATCACTTGTTGAAAAGTATGCTGAATTGACATTTAGAACATTCTGCATTGGCATATATGAAGCAATAGCATTTACTCGCATTTCTTCGGGAGAGATAATACAAATATCAGGTTTTCCGCTTGTTTCAACCTCTCCGAGCATATCAAACGCTTTTCTCACTTGCATATCAAAATCATGAAGTTCTTTTCGTTTTAGCTTTACCTTATCTGAAATATAAACATTGTCACACAATGCATTTGCCTTGCGGGTATCAATTGTAATTGTTTCGCCCTCAATTTTGCGTTCAAAAGTTTTTGATATATCTTCCTTAAAAACAGGTCTGTAATATTTTTGTTCATCAGTCTTCAAAGAAAATTGTTTCGCCTTTTCTTCAAGCGTATTCGCCCTATCGTGCCACTCATCGGCTCGGGTTTGGGCTATTCGTTTATTGTCCTCATCGAGGCTGTATTTGGCACGGCGGTCAAAGCGTTCTGCCTGTCGCTGTGCATACTGCTGTTTTTCCTCAATTCCTCGCTGACGGTCAAGCTCTTTGATTTCATCTTCAGACAACGGTGCGTCCAAATCATCAAGTTCGGGATAATATGTACTTGTGCTGTCCTTACATCTCGGATGAAACAAACCGTTCTTGATTGCGGTTGAGAGAAGCGGATAGTTTCCGTCTGACTTTTTGCCGTTTGAATACACATCGTCAATAAACACCTTGCCGATATATTTTGCACAATCGGGGCAACCGCCCTGTCTTGAGTTCACAACAACGAGGGATACTCCCCATTCGGCTCGCTTTTCGCCCTCACCACGCAGATAGGCTCTTTTGTTGGCTGTTTTAACCGCCATATCTGCATAATCCGAGAGCGTATGCCTTGCACCGTTTTTGTATTCCACACAATTAAGACCTGCGTTGAGCATATCTTTACACGCCATATCAACGGCTTTTTCGTATGTAACCGCACCCGTGTTCATTGCAACCTGTGCGTTAAAAATCGCCTTGCGGTACTTGTCGTTGCTCATACGCAAAACTGCCGTTTCTGCCCTTTTTAAATCGTCTGTGGTCGATTTTATGAGTGCGTCAAGTTTACGGTCATTCACCTTAAAAAACTCGGCTGTGCTGTGTGCTGACGGCTTTTTCGGGGCTTTGAAACCGTCCTTGACAGCTTCAAGAATTTCTGCCTCCTGACTTGCATTTCCGTCAGCTTTGGCGGTGCGAATCATCTCTTCAACCTTGCTGTTAATGGTTTTGAAACGCTTGCCGAATTTCTTTGCGTTGTGCTTACGGTACTCTTCAAGACTTTTGAGCTGTTCAGCCTGCCATTGTGTCCAGTTGTAACCCTCTTTGGTTTCTTCGGCTCTGTGACGGCTGAAATTTCTCATCATGCTGTCAATCAGTTCATCTTCGATTTTTTCAAAGACTTCTCTGATATTGTAATCACTCATTGTTTACCTGTGTATCGTTCTGTTCGGGATTGCTTTCGGTTTTTTCTGCATTATTTTCCGCATTTTCTTCATCATCTGCGTTATTGTCAGGTTCTTCTGTGTCAGTAAGGTCCACATCGTCAAGCTCCGATTTTTCTTCTTCGCCTGCAATGCCCTGTTCTTCCTTAATTCTCTGCACCTCTTCGGCTTTCCAATCCTCCGACTTGCTGTCGCCGTAAAGCTCGTCAACCGAGGTTTCAACTGACATCAAACCGCCCTGTCTTGCTTTTGACACGGTTTCAACCTGACTTTCAAAGCTCGGATTTGCATATTCGCCGAAGTTTACGGATACTTCCAAGCCCTCAACAATACCCTTGCCGTTAAGTTCACCGTCTGCATTGAGTACAACTGCAACAAGGCTTTGAAGTGCGTTCTGCGTAATTTTCACAAGGTTTTGCCTTGTGTAAAGGGTTGTCTTTTCCTTTTCACGCTGAGCGTCTGCATTATCAAGCTTCTTCGTATCAATGCCGAGAGTTGACGGCGATATAATGCCCTGTAAGCTGAGGTCGAGGGCAGTAATGTATGAACTCAAATAGCTTTCGTGCTGAATCTGCGGACTTTCGGTGTAAATCCTGTTGCCGTTGCCGTTTTCAGACATATCGTTGCCCACGGTGATAAATCGGTTGTCAAACGGATTTGGCGATATTGGCTGACAGGTTTCGGGATTTCTCGGAACAAGGCAATCAGGCACATACTGCTTTGTTCGGCAGGCTCTGAGTGCGTCCATCCACTGTGACCACACTTCATCAAGGCTGTCGAAAGCGTCTGTTTTTATGCCGATAATGCCCGCACCTCTGCCCTTGTGGCACGATTTGCCGTAAAGGACAGGTACAGCCCACATATATGATTCGTCAAATGTAACGCCCTTTGAATCAATCCACGAAAGAGCGTCAACCGTGTGCAGGTCAATCTCTTTGCCGTTGTCATCATACAAAGCATAGTGAATATAGCCGTAACCGTATGTTTCTTCAAAACGGTAACGGCGGTGTTTTTGCGTGTAATCGGTGTAAAACTTAACCTCTCGGATTCTGCCGCGCACATATGTAAAGTCGATGTTTTCGGCAGGATACCATTCAACAATCGGAACGTCTGATACAGCCGTGTCGAAGCTGACCTTAAAAGCACCGTCACCGACAACACATAGGTCACGGAGCATTTGCTTAACCGTGTCGGATAGCTTGTTCTGCTTTTCAATGTCTTCCCAACGCTCTGCATAAGCGGTTGAATTTTTGCTTGTAACATCTGTGCCGTTGTAGTCGGCAATTACGATATTCACAAGCGTTTCGCAGATGAGTGCCGGCAAGCCCGTGTGTATTTTACGGATTTCAAGCCCCTTTGTGCTTTTTGCCGCCCAAAACATAGTTTTGTTTGTATCAATCTGCCTGTACAGCTCCGCAAGCTGTCTGCTGTTGCCCCAATACCAAATGCGATTGATAAAGCACTCGGTCAGATGATTGCTTGTTTCGGTGACTGTAATTGTTTTGTCGCTTGCAGGAGTAATCTGCAAAAAGTTTTTAATTCCAGATCTGATAGATTCAGCCATTCTGTTAATCAGCCCCATTTATTTCACTTCCAATAATATTTTTAAACGGCAGCCACGCATATTGACCGCTGTTAATGCAATGGTCGTGACCGTCCTCAGGTGTGTTGTCTTTATCCTCTCGCCAGCTGTAAATTTCAAACTCGGCAATCGTGTTTTTACAATGTTCAAGCACAAAATAACAGTCGGTGGCAAGCCAGCCGAGTACAAGATTGATTCGGTCGATAATCTTCGTTTTCTTCCATGCATTTGCAAAGTCATAGACACAGCCGTGCTGTCGCTTATACTTTTGAAATTCGGTAATAGTCGCTTGGTCGGCGCTGTCAATAAAAGCCGTGCGTGCAAAGCCCCATTCATCACGGTTGCGGTCAAGAAAATCAATAAAATTCTTCACCGTGTCACTCGGGGCAATAGGCGTTTGCATTTCAGCGTTGTTATAAACTCTTTCATCAAGCTGAACACACTTGCCGTGATTGGTAATGCCGTAAAATGTCATTGCGATAGTGTCAGGCGACTTCTGCGAATAGGCGGTATCAAGACCTGCGGTGAACTGAACAAAGTGTTCCGACTTGCGGTTACAGTTCAAAAACTTTCCTGCCCACTCTTTTGATTTGATATGTCTTGCCCTCTCAAAATTCGGGAACACAAGACCTGTTGCTCTGCCTCGCAAACCTAAGATTTTATTTTTATAGAGCTTTGTACCTTTCGGTGCAGAGTTCTTTTTCTTTTCAATCTGTTCAGGTGTAAGACTTAAATTGTCGGCAAAAGAAAAGAACCAATACCGCCAATTCGGTACAGGTTCTTCGGTAAGCTCCGCCGTAATCTCGGGAGGAACATCGTTTTCATATTTTTTAAAAGGACGGGAGCGGTTGACAAACTCCTTATACACAGGCAGGCTCGGATCATCGGGATTCAGCGTTGCAAGCATATAGTCATTACGGGTTGACATCTCTCGGATGAACTCGATATCGGCGGTGTTGATTTCGTCAATATAAACGCACCCAAACTGCGCACCGAGAACCATTTCCCACTTATCCCGACTGCTGTAACCGAGAATATAGATAATTTTGTCCTCAAACTTGATATGCGGCAGCTTGTAATCCTTGTCGCCGTTACCACAATAGACAGCGTTGCGGTGCAAGTCGAGAATACCGTTGTCCTGTTGAATTATAGTTTCCTCAGCCTTGCCCGTAGTTTTGGCGGCAATTGCGTGAAGCTTCTTCGGCGACTGCGACACCATTCGCATAAACTTAACGCCTGCTCCGACGGTAGTTTTGCCGGACGCTGTAGTTCCTTCAAGAAATTCAGCCGACACATTTGTTGTGTTGATAAAGTCGATATACTTTTGTGACAACGGGAATTTGTTACTCACTCAATCCCTCACCACCCAACTGTCTGAACACATCGGATAGCTTTTCGGACTGCTCAACCTTTGCGTCAACCTTAACGGTGTATTCACCCGTCATCTTGTTGAGCGTGTCAATCGCCCTGATTCTGTCGGAGGTGTCCTGCCCGTCATTCCTTGCAATGTCGGACAAAGCAACCTGTCTGTCCTTTGCACTCATAATGCGCTCATCTTTGAGCTTATCGGAAAGCTCCTTGATGTATTTTGAAACTCCAACATTCTCCAACAATTCATATGCTCTTGCGTTTGCGTAATTTTCTGAATATCCTGCCTGTATCGCACTCTGAACGGTGTTACCGCTCTGCGCATAATATTCCGCAAACTTCCTCTGTCTTGCATTTAATTTGTCTTTCACGGTATCACCGCCCTTTCTAAAAATAAGCAAAAGAAAAGACAGCACATTTCTGTACTGTCTTTAAACACAGGTTTCCGGAGTTGCACCGGAATCTGTAAAAACTGTTTTCCTATTTAAACTATCCCCTGCGTTTATAATATTATATCAATAAATTTCTAAATATTCAAGTGTTTTCTTTTTCTTTCCCATTTATTCAATAATGCACTTACATATTTCTGTTCTTTATCAGTCAATTGACGATCTCCAATTTCATTATGTTCATAACCCAAATGGGTATGTGGCATCATTCCATTATGAGGTCTACCTTTAACGTCAATTTGTTTTATTCTTTCGCCGTAGTTGTCATAAAAAGTAACACTTTTGATGTTGCTCTGTTTGTCAAGAGTAGCATACACTCTATTTTTTGTCATAGTTTCCATAGGAGCTTTTATCGAAGTATTACCATTCATATGAATTACTTTTATTTCACCAAATTGAGCAACTGTGCGATATTCTGTACCGTACTTCTTTCCCTTATCACTTATACCGCTTGAAGAGTCTCTTCCGCCCATTATTCTGACCTCCTGAATTTTTCCTGAAATGATTTGATGTTGATAATGTTCTCCTCGCATTCTTCGGGGACTCTGCCGTAGAAGATAATTGTTTCAGGCTGTAAGCGTTCAATCATTTCTTTGTAGCCTTTCAAAAACAGTTCTTTTGATTCCGTACGGTTCTGCGTTCCAACACTTGATACGGCAACCGTACCACCCAAAGGCTCGCCGTCAAAACACCATTCAAAACTTTTTTCGTCGCTCCAACAAATTGTAGGTATTACCTCAATGCCGTAGAGTTGTAAATATGCACCTATCCAATGCTTGCGATAGTGGTTATAAATCTGCAACGCTGTCGGATAATCAGTGTAAAGACTGAAATCAGGCGATAATACACAACTGAATTTTTGTAGACTCTCAATATACCTGTCGGGTGTATTCCATAATCTTTGGAACTGGTAATCGTCCAAAAAGAAATGCACACCGCAGTTGTTCTGCTTACTGCTCAAAACTTCATTAAATCCGATAAAGTTGTTTTCTGTAATTTTTGTAGGCTCAATAATCGGGATGTCATATTCTCCTGCACCCTGAAAAATCGCTCTTGTGCTATTTTCGTAACCTGTACCGCATTTGTCTTTATACATCAATTTCACCTCACAACACAAAACCGCCCTCAAACGAGAGCGGTCTGTGCGATTTATTTTAGGAGGACATAAATGCCTATGTCGTTTTGTTGCTTTCTTCAGTTTACATTATACCGCACCTAAAACGGAAAAACGGACAAATTTACCAATGGTGGCGGTTGCACATTTTTCTTATGTTGTCGGGGGTATTGATTCCGCCTGTATCGACTGCAATCTTCGCCCAGCTGTATTTTAAGCCGAGGTGCATAAACAGGCAGTTTTCCACAAAATCATCCCGTGAGAGGCTGTTCAGAGCCGAGTTCCTGCGGATTTCAAGGTTCTGAATATCACGCTTAATATCGGCAATCTGCACCACCGCATTGCCCACTCTGTCGGATGTCTGACCTGACGGAACAATTCGTTCACCCAGCGTCACCGCCGTGTTGTCCGCCTCAGCCTGAATCCGTGCCATTTTCGCCCTGAGCCGTGAAATCTCTCTGTTAATGTCCTTAATCTCTCTCGCCGTCAATCTATATCACTCCTCCAAATTTTCAAGAAAATGACCTACCCTTGCGTATGCAGTTATCATTCCTTCAAATATATAAAAGTCTTTTCCTCTTCGCTTTTTGCTGTCATATACTTGTTTTTGCTTTTTAGATAAGAGCTCTACACATTCTTCTATATGCTGTTTTAATTCTTCAATTTTCATTCTTCTACCTCACTTTCAGTACCATTTTTCATAAAAAGTAGCCAATGTGTTTTATTCAATTTTCCACTTTTATGTCCCAAAAGTGGAGATATTGGTGATAATTTAATTATCTCGTTAGTTTTAACATCTGTTTCATTCCATTTAAAAACCAAAATTCCATATGGTTTCAAAATTCTGAAACATTCCCTAAACCCCTTAGATAAATCATCTTTATATGTATGTGGGTTAAGTTTACCGTACTTTTTTGCCAACCAAGATTTATCCCCTACTTTGATTAGATGCGGTGGGTCAAATACTACTAAATTAAACGTATCATCTTTAAAAGGGATATTCCTGAAATCGGCCACAACATCAGGTTTGACTTCAAACGCTCTACCGTCACAAAGAGTATCAGTAAATTTACGGTTATCCATGAAGACTACATCTGGGTTATGTTTATCAAAGTAAAACATACGGCCTCCACAACAAACATCTATGCAATGATGTACTTTCATTCTTCTACCTCACTTTCAAGCCAATGTTTTGTGCAGTTTGTCATTTGCTTACACTTATGGGAACAAAAGCGTTTTTCTTGACTGTTTTTTCATCTGCGACTTCATAAATTCGATAAACAATTTCTACCAATTACATTCACCTCTTTCTTCCGTAAGTACATATCCAGCCTAACTGCACTTCTTTCACATACGGACATCTTTTGCAGCAATAAACACATATGTACAAACCTTTTTCAGAGTATGGGCATTTCCGTATGCTACACGGATGATATTCGTGTTTACACTTTCGACAAACCTGCAATTTCATAATCAATCACCCAATTGCAGATATTTTTCAATTGTCTGCTTTGCTGATGTACTGCCATAACATACCTTTACGGCGTATCCGCACCGTGAAAGATTCTGCAACCATTTATCCTGATGTTCAGAAGTCTTATTGTTGCCGACTTTAAGCTCAATATATAAGCCGTGATATTTACCTTTTGGCACAGCAAGGCATAAATCCGGAACACCTGCCCTAACTCCTTGCCTTTTAAAATGTGCGGCTTCGGCTTTATCTCTTCTGCCACCATTTGGAACAGCGTACAGCATTGAAAGTTCAGGATGTATTTTCATTTGCACACATTTATCCGCCCATTTAATGAGTTTACATTGCTCCTGTGCTTCAGACATCATTTTCATTTCCTCTCGTAAAACGGTAATTCTTATTTTTATCGGCTTTAATAAAAATTTTCGGATTAGCCATTTCTGAAATTCTACTGCCTAAAGCCTCATCAATCTGCGAAATCTGTTCAAGTGATAATTCAGATGTTATGACAGTCGGCAATCCTTCATTGTATCTGTAATTGATAATCTTAAATGTAGCATTGACATCAGCTGTTGAGACAAAATCGCCCCTGCGAGTTTTAAAGAAATCATCAATGTAAAGAATTTCCGCTTGCTTATATGAATTTATGAGAGCTTCATACACCTCTAAATTACTCGATGCCTGCTTGATTTTGGTAATATCATCCTGCCAAAGCATATATTTAGGTGCTTTGCCTTTTTTGAGTAATGCTCCGACAATAGCCGTACATATATGTGTCTTTCCACAACCGGGCTGACCGCCGAAGAAGAACCAATCAGAGCATTTGTCAATGTACTCATATGCTTTATCTTTCACATATTTCTGCCAATCTGAGGTTGTCTTGTAACTTTCAAAAGTATATCGTTTAAGAAGTTTTTGAAGACCGCTGTTCTGCATTCTGTGAAGTTCATCTCGAATTTTCATACAATCACATTTGCAAGCAACCACATCATATGTAACCTGCCCGAAAGGCGTTTCGCCTGTCTTTACACGGTAAATATAGCCTCGGTTCATACATTTCTCGCACTCATAGCCAATGAGCTTACCGGGTGTTGAGTTAAACACTTTTGCTTCTTGTTCGGCTCTTTCTCTCGGAGTGAGTTCTTTAGAAGACTTTCTCGCCCGTTGGATAATTTCCTCCGCTCGCTGTGGTGACATTATTCTTGACATTATCGCTTGGATTGAATCCATATCCTACACCTCCTCTGTCTTGGACCTTATTAAGCCATTTAGTTATGAACCCTTTGATACCATTCTTTGTTTTTCTCCTATTAGGATTAGCCTCAAGCCAGCCGAGCATAGAACGCAACTGTTGTTCTACATCGACGGCAGGGTACAACTCCTTATAGTGTCGGATATCAAAAACAGATACTTGATACTTACTCTTATCATTCAAAGGTAATGTAATGAAAATATTTTCACCGGCGGTGTCGGCTGCTTCTGCAGACGGCATCGCACAGTTATTATTTATATTTACTTTACTTTTCTTTACTTTACTTTCCTTTGTGTCATTCTCGGAGAGATTATACTCATTCTCGGAGAGATTATGCTCATTTTCAGGTATAACTATATAAGCCTTTGTTTCTTCCGTTTTCAAAAGCCAATATAATCTATTTATTGTGCGACCTCGCACGGAGCGTTTTTCGATAGCGTACATATATCGTTCTTGCATCATTTTGTTGGTCAGTATGCTCTCCCTATCAAACAGCCCGTTATCAAACAGCCCAATTCGTAAGCAAAGCTTAACTACCTGATTTACCGTATCTGATTTAATTCCACCGCTCATTCGTTTCGCTATCGTGGCAGCACTGGTTTCTTCTCGCCACTCATAATAGTAACCATTTGTTGCATAAGCTTTGGTACAAATCCAAAAAAATACTCCAAAGCCGTCCCAACCCTGTGCATCAATAAGCACATCAAATCTCTCATCATCATCGAACAAGTGAACATCCCAAGCCGCAAAGTCAAGCCCTCGCTTTGGTTGTCCAGCCATTCACTGTATCACCTCTTTCTTTTTGTATTAAGTTTCAGCTTTGTACAAAGATATTCATCAAGCTCTATACCGTAGATTTTGTACTTATCAAACAGCTCTTTTTCGTGCCGATGTGCTTCATCGTGGTGCTTTCTGCAAAGGCATATAGCTTTTAATCCTATATGTACAATCTGTTCCCTATCTCGCCCCATACCAATTCTGTCAACATGATGAACTTCACCTGGTGCATTGCATATTGCACACTTACGATTTTCAAGACAACTGTACAAGTATCTGCCTATATCATCTGTAACATTAAGCAGAGTATCTCTTGTTCCGATATTTTGGTAGAAACAAAAATCTATCAGATAGCTTATGAAATTTCTTGCTACGCTTTTTTCGCAATCAGACAGCGAAAAGTATTCAATGCCAAATTCACCGCAAAAATTAAACTTGAAATATTCTTTAATCCATTCGGGATTATCTCCGCACCAAAATGCTATATCTCTGATGATTGCGTATATTTTTCTTCGCTGTTCGGCAGAAATCGTGCGTCCGTCAACAATTCTGAGTTCAATTTCATGTACTTGTTTCTGTGCAAGTTCTCTGCCGATACGCTCATGCGGTCTTACTATTAAGTTATATCCGTCATAAGATACTATGTTCGCTGATGTAATCATACTAAGTCCTCGTGTTGGTGCATATAAACGAAGAAACTGTTATTACCCATATTTTGATACAACCATTCATCGCACTTTTCTTTGCTCAAATGTGTACGAAGAACTCTATCTTCGTACACATATTGACCTTTCAATCGTTTATCTTTTATTCGATTAAGTAATTCTGTCTTTGAGTAGTTAGCTTCTACAAGATACAAATCGTAGTTCTTAGCTGTTATATGAGCGATTTCCGATGTATCAGTTGCGTATATAACTTTATATATCCCCTGTTGAGTGTTGAAGTGTAACTTCCAGCCGATATTAGGAACATCATGCCGAAGTGGTACTGCTGAAAAAGTAATATTGCTGATTGAGTACCATTTATCCTGAGCGACTATGAAAGAATTGTATTGAAAGGAGGTATCACCTAATAAAAAAAGCTTTTTGCAAAGATAATTGGGGTAAATTATCCGAATACAAGGGTGTTCGGACAGCAGTCGCTTTAGAGTAGCAACGTTACAATGGTCTCCGTGTTGATGAGTTAAAAAAACATATTTAACTCGGTCAACCACTTCACACTCAACAAGTTTGCTGAACGGCACTCCGCAGTCAATCAAGACCTGACCGTCAAGAAAGACTGCGTTGCCCTTAGAGCCTGTGCTTATTATCTCTAAATCAATCATTTCATTCTGCAAGATCATCAATAGAGAACTGTTCTTCATCCGGTTCAGATGAAGATGAATTGTAAATTTCAGGTGTTTCAGCAGGAACTTCTGCATCGATCATAGTATCGGTGTCATAATTGGGAGTTCCGTCAGCATTGATAATATGATTATCAGCTTCATATGCTGTCTGCATTTCAACACTCATAATACCCCATTTGCTTATAAGCTGTCTGAGCATTGTCTTTTTTGCCATAGCATCAAAATCCTTTGCCCAAAAAGTGTAACTTGTACCCTTATTGACATCGCTTTCATATCCGGCTGAATACTTTAATGCGTGCTGTTTCATCTTATCCTTACTCCAGTAAAGAGCCTTTTCAAAGCCATTTACATAGCGAAAATAAGCATAGTATCCGATAGTTTCGGCAGATTCACGCTCTGTTTCATCTTCAATCATTTTAATTGCTATTTCCTCGGTGAGTGGGTCCCAGTTAAGTAGTTCGCCCTCTTTTACTTCTACAACATTAAGTCTTTTATACTGACCACTACGAATAGCGAGCTGTATGTATCCACGATAGCCAAGAACAAATGTAGCTGTTGTACGCTTATTCTTTCTGTCCTTAAACGGGACCATATAATACTGACCGAGCTGTGGTGACGGAGGAAGTCCGAGAGAGTGACCGCAAAGAGCCGCCGAAAGAATTGTAGCTGCATCGCATTCTTCGAGTGCAGGATTTGTACTCACCACAGATGTGATAGCCGCCGTAAATTTCTGAATTTCCTTCGGGTCTTTCATTGAGTTTGAAAGACTTTTCTGAAAAGCCTGTGTCTGGAGCATTGACGAAAACTTCGGCTTTCTCTGCTGAATCTGATTGTTTTGATTATTATAATTACTCATAGCGTAATCCCCTTTCGTTGATTAACTGCTTAACAGTGAGTGCGAAATCTTTAAGCTGTGATTTTGTACCGTAAACCTTGAATGACAATGACAGAACTTTTTCATCTTGCTGTGGCTGTTCTGATATTTCTTCAACCGGAGGAGCAACTTCTTCAGGCACATTTGCAACAAACGGTTCATATTCGTCAAGAGTGTTGCTCACAGCCTGCTCGGCTTTTTCACGCTCTGCTCTTTCGGCTTCTGCCCTTGCTTTTTCTTCTTCAATAGCCTTGTACTTCTCGGTTACGGAAGTTATTGCAACCGATACATTCAAAGACCGCTTATACTCGTACAGGATTTCGTCCTTGTGCTCCTGCGTTGCGATAAGCTTTAAGTCATCCATAATCTTGTCAAGGTTAGATTTTATAGTTTCTTTAAGCTTTTTGAGAGATACGCTCATAGTAATGTTTAAACTAACTTGCTCATATGCCACAAAATCAATACCGAGTGATTTTGAATACTCATCAAAATAGCTTTTTGATTTTTCGTACTTTTCCTGTTTAAGACCCTGCTCAATGGCGTCAACCTTACCTTTAAGGGCGGAATCAGCTTTCTTATAAGGCAATAACACGCAATCTTTGTAAACTGTTTCAAAAGCCTCATAAGGTGTTATTATTTCCGATTTAACCGCTTTTCGGCGAGTTTCAAATTCCGCAAATTCCTTATTGAGCGATGAACGCAACTTCTTGATTTCCTTGTAGTTTTCGTCTGTACATATCATTTCGCAGGCAGTGTTTACCTTTTTCTCAATTTCAGATTTAACCAGCTTGAGATTCTCAATGATGACAGGAATCTGAGCTACCTGAATTAAATCGGTTGAATCAGGTTCTGCATCATTAACTGTTGACAGATTTTTTACTTCTTCCATATCAGCAGTTTCAAGCAAATTAACGGGTTCTGTAATTTTGGTCATTTTATGTTACCTCCTTAATCTATTGACCATTCTTCCTCGGTAATGCCGTGAAAAAGTTCGGCACATTCACGAGAACAGAAAATATCATCATTTGTATCTCTGAAATATGTATAATCATATCTGAGTTCTGCGTTGCACGCTCTGCAATGCCCCATTACCAGTACTTGCGGTGCGTTTGGGCACATCGGATTACACGGAGTGCTTCTGCATACTTCGTACATTTTAATATCTCCTAACTATTGATTTTTCGATTCAATATGATATAATGAGCTTGTTTAAATTTCTTTTTGTTTAATCCCGTGTTGCTGTTCCTAAGCAATGCGGGATTTCTCTTTGCCTGCAAGTTGCATTTCAAACAACGCCTTTGATACTCTTTCAGCTCTGAGTTCTTCCCTGATAAGCTGTTCAAGGTAATAATCCTCAAGGCGTTCACCGTTTGCATCACCAAATCGGCTGATAATAACCGCCAACTTGTTCTTAGCGTGTGCCTTAGCAATTTCAAACTCAGATTCAGTGCATATGTATCCGTTTGAGGATATAAAATCAGTGTAATTCAAAATATTTTCCCACCTTTATATTTGATAAACATTTTGCTAAGGTCCGCAAAATGTTCTTTTCATCAAACAACCTTGTAGTCGTTGGCATTTTCAACCCCCACACATTCAAAAACGATTGTTTCGGGGTCCGATGATTCGTAGGCTTTGAGCTTTCGGGCAAGTTCTGCGTTTTTCGCTCTTTCGGCAACATATAAGGCTGTCACTTTGTCAAGCTTTGCCTTTGTTTTTTCAAGACGTCTGTTCGCAATGTCACGCTCCTGCTCGGTGCTTGCAAGACTTTTTTGCGTGTATTTAAGCTGGTCTTTGCTGTCACGGTACTTTTTTCTAAGCGACCTTTTTGTTTCTAAATCTTTAAATGCCATTTGTTATACTCCTTTCAACGGGTTTGAACCGAGAATATAATTGAGAAACGGTATTCTCGGAATACGGATAGATGTACCGACTACAATTACATTGAATCCCAATTTTTCGGGTTCGTCCTTTGCCTGTTCACGCAAGTTTTGCGGAGCAACTCCAATAGCCTTTGCGGCATCCTCAGAAAGCAAATAGACATCACTGCTATCCATAATTTCTTTGATTTTTTTGTTCATCTGAACTGTGTCCATATGTACACCTCCCTACTTTATTTCAATTCTTGGGAGTGCAAAATTAATGCACTCAGCTATGATGTACGGCACAGTACGCCCTGTGCCCTGATGCAGTGTCAATAACTTGTTCATCGTATCATCATTGAGAGTAATCGTAACATGATGATCTTGTTTGAGAATAACGAGCTTGTCCACATCAATCACCCACAATCTTAACCAAGGTCAAACTGTCCTCAATCAAAGTACGAACAACGCTTGACATTTTCTTGCCGGTTCTGTTGCAAATCTCGGTAAGAACCTTAACGGTTTCATCTGATACACAGGCTGAAACCACATTAGAATCTGCCGTTGACTTGTCTGCAAAAATTACTATCTGACCTTTATCGTTTAACATATGAACTCCTCCTAAAAATAAATATTACTCATCGTCTGATTTTGGAAAATGATAATGATAGATTGTGTTGCCGTTAATATCAGTTTCAATTGTGCAGTCACCTCTGTAATCGCTTTTCAGCAGATTCATAAATTCTGCGATTTCATCGGGTGTGCCTGTTATCTGCATTGTTATCACCTGCTTTCTGTTTTACCTATCTTGATTTCTACACCTAAAGCAGTTAAGAGCCTGTCGGCATTTTCAAGAGAAATGCTCTTTTTGCCTTTTTCCCAATACTGAATAGCTCTTTTGGTAAAGCCTGATTTCTTAGCAAGCTCACTTTGCGAAAAGCCTTTCTGTTTTCTGCTTTTGAGCAATATTTCAGCAAATTCATTGATGTGCATTGATTTCACCAACTTTCTATGATATACTATATGTAGTGATGAACGGCAATTCATTACACTATATAGCGAAAGGGGTCTTTGCTTATCAAAAAGACAATTTATAACTGCGAATCATTGAACGATAACTTTAGTAAGAAAAATCTTGAAATCGAATATCCGTCAGTCTGTCCTATGTGTCACAAATCTGGCGACCCCTCGTATTTAAGCTCCTACTATATTGACGATGAACATACTTATCCAAATCTTTTCGTTCATTTCTTCTGTCACAATTGTGAAAAGACCTTTTTAGGTAATTATCATATAGGTCCTTATCACGGTTTAACTGAACTTATGGGCTTCGAACCTATTTCTAGAGTAGAAGAACGAGAGTTTCCTAAACACATAAAAGACTTATCCCCTGATTTTTGTAACATTTACAATCAGGCTTATGCTTCCGAACAGTACGAATTAAAAGATATTTCAGGTATGGCTTACAGAAAAGCCTTAGAGTTCTTAGTAAAGGATTACGCAATAATGTTACAGCCGAACAATAAAGATAATATCGTTAAAGCACCATTATCAAGATGTATCAATGATTACATTGATAACAACAGAATCAAAAAATTAGCAGTAGCCTCTGCTTGGCTTGGTAATGATGAAACACATTACGAACGAAAATTCAAAGATTATAATATTGATAACTTAGTCGAATTTATAAACGCTATTGTTTCTTTCATAGATTCTGATATATCCGCTGTCAATGCAGAAAGAATGATAGAAGGTAACTAATTATCCTTATCTGTTGAGAACTTAAAACTAAAATTGAAGAATTCAAGCTGATTGATTGTGTCCTGCAATTCGTCAGCTTGTTTTTTTGCCTTTTTTATAAGGCTTTCAAACTCCTGCAAATTTGTAGCCGATATATTAAGCACTCCTTCATTTGAATAGTTGCCTATAATTTTATTTTTCATTTCTTCACCTCTTTTAAGCAAAGTCCGTTTAATGGGACTGTGATTGTGGTATTATTGATTGTGTGGGTATTGGTTTAGTTATTAGCTTTATCACGCTTTAAGCGTAATTCAGAGCCAAAAAAAATAAAATCAATCGGGAAATCGTAAAGTTCACCGATTTTATGAACCATATCCCAGTCAGGAACATTAGCACCACTTTCGTAGTTTTGAAGAGTTCTTTCATTGATTTTAAGTCTTGAAGCGGCTTCTTTCTGCGAATATCCTGCATTTACTCTTGCCGCCGCAAGTGTGATTTTAGGATAATTAACTTTAGTGTTGAGCATTTCGTCACCTCCTTACAGCTCTAATAATATCACGCTAAAAGCGTAATGTCAAGCTAAAAACGAAATATTTTTAAAAATACCTTGATTTTTTTACGCTTTTAGTGTATGATTTAGATAAATAAAAGGTAGGTGTTCAATATGACAGATAACAGTGAAATGAACAAAAAGATATTCGCTAAAAATTTCAATTATTATCTTGCCATAAATAATAAAACTCAGGCTGATATTGTTTCAGACTTAAAAATCACAGCCTCAACAGTTTCAGACTGGGCAAATGCAAAGAAGTATCCACGAGTAGATAAAATGCAAATGCTTGCAGATTATTTTGGAATACTTAAATCGGATCTAACGGAAGAACACGCAACATCAAAACTTACTGATGATATAGAGCTTCAGGAATACCTTGAAGAACTCAAAAACAGAAGTGAAATGCGTATGCTGTTCAGCCTTGCAAAAGGTGCTACAAAAGAAGATGTTGAAAAAGCTGTTCGTATCATTGAGGCATTGCAAAAGGATGAATGATTATTGGGCGATATTTATATTAGAGGAATCGAACTGCCGCTGACTGTAAAAGGTGTTACTGTTGTGGATTCAGACGGTAATTTCAATGTTTACATAAATATTTTATTAAGTCATGCTGTTCAGCAAAAAGCAACAAAACACGAATTAAAACATATTAAATCAGAACATTTTTATGATTATGAGCCTGTTGTTTATAACGAACTTGAGGCTAATGCAATATGAATTAGGGTGATTGTAATGGGTAAGGAACAAAACACTTTAGCTTATACATTAAAACGCTGTAAGAAATACAATAACGACACCTTTCAGATGTTTGCAAAAGGCTGCAATTACTGTTCAAAATACGGTAACGGCAAAATTTATTCAATAAGCGGTACATCCGATAAATACCCTTCTATGATGACTATTCCCGAGGATCTTGTCATTGGCAGATGTCCTCATTGTGACAGAGCTATCTCGTTTGGTGTGCATTTTCCGGAGCTTGAAGATTTAGATAAACCGCTTTCTAGTAGTGAAGTCAAACAACTTGAAAGACAGAGAGGTAAAACTATGGCAAACAATTCACTTATAACATTAAACTGCCCGAATTGCGGCAGTCAGCTTGAAGTTAATTCTACAGAGATGAAAACCAACTGCAAATATTGCGGCACTCAAATTCTTATTAAGGATTTCATTACCGAACGCAGAATTGATAAAAATGACAAAATAAAGGCACTTGAAGATTTGGTAAACAATGCGGCAAATAACGGCGATTATGCAAAGGCATATAAGTACAGCGAAGATATTTGCAAGCTCGATTCATCAAATGAAAACCTTGTCAAGATGAACCTTTTCGGCTTTATGGCAGGCAAGATTGATTTTAACAGTTCATTGCTCGATGATTTGTACTCGTTTTCTCCCGATGAACACAGAAGCTACCTCAGCAGGATTTTAGGGGCAGTCAACACCCGTAAGCAAAACGATCTTGACAAGGCTCTCAAAATTGCCAATGAGCAGAGAAGAAAAAACGAGGCGGCTCAGATTAACAACAAATATACCCCTGTTATTTTTCAGATAAATACCGAGATAAACAAGATGAAGCAAAAGCGTTGCAAGTGCGGTCATATGCTTGAATACAACGAAAATGTTTGTCCAAGCTGCGGTATGAATTACGGTGACTATCAAACTGAACTCACTCGTATTAAAAAGGAAAAGAACAAAAAAATGGTAAAATTGGGCATAATCATCGGCGTGCCTGTTGTAATTGCCATAGTCGTTTTTGCATTTGTTTACAACGCAAATCTTGTGAACAATATAAATACCGCAATTGACAGCAAGAATTATACAAAAGCCGAACAGCTGATTGACGGCTATCAGGAGGCTAACCCTACACGAACAGATGTTTATGAACTCTACGCCGACCTCTATCTTGCAGAAAACAACCCCGAAAAAGCCATTGAAAAGCTTGAAGAAGGAATCCGCCGTGTTTCCTCATCAGGCAAAAAAGATTTGCAAAATAAAATTGACGCAATCAAACAGGAATATAATTTGGAATAATCCCATGTCAAACCGTTGCCACAGCACCATACACCGACAGCCATGGTCTGCCGATTAAATAGAATAAATGAAAAAGACCGCCCACAGCTGGCACTATGAGCGGTCAAGGGATAAAATATGAGTAAAAAGAACAGTAAAACACCGTATAGCACGGCTGATGAATTCAGATACAGTAAACAATATAACAACACTACCAACGAATATATTCAGAATCGCTTAATTGCTCAAATTAGGTGGTATAGTGATAAAAGCAGAAAAGAGCAAAAACGCTATAAACAGTTATCTGTTGTTTCTATAATTGTAACAGCAGTCATACCGATATTTACACTACTACTTGATTTTGATTTCATAAATACATTTGCTAAAATTGTAATAGCAGTTCTTAGTTCGTGTGCAAGTGTTATTACCGGAATAAACACATTGTATAAGCATAAAGAACTTTGGGTTCAATACAGAACTAATTGTGAACTGCTAAAAAGTGTCCTACATAGATTTTACACACAGTCTGATGAATTTAACGGTAAAACAGAGGAAGAAGCGTTTAAGATATTAGTATCAAGTTGCGAACAATATTTTGTAAAGGAATTTGATAACTGGAATAACATTTACTCCTCAATAGGATCTTCTACAAGTTCATAAGATTTTTCAAAGATGTCAGGTTTACAGGGATACTTTTCGCCCCTTAATCCGGTAATGATATAATCTCCTACACTTGCTTTCATATCACCCTCAAGTGTATGGATAATCATTTCTTTGTCAGTCTGATATGCTTCAATTACAATTGGTTTTTTACGATATTTTTTAATCTTTTGTTCCATTTTTACAACTCCTTAATTTATTTTTAGAAAGGATGATTATATGCCCAGTTTAAAAACATACGATATATTTATTAGTCACGCTTGGAAATACGGAGAACAGTATACCGACTTGATGGATTTGCTTGAAAAAGCACCTAATTTCAACTTTAGAAATTATTCTGCTCCCTCAGATAATCCATTGAAGAACCTCAACAACACTGATGTTAAAAATAAATCTGAGATTACAAGTGCTATTAAAAGGAAAATCAAACCCGTTAACGCTGTTGTAGTAATATCAGGAATGTATGCAAACAACAGAGAATGGATGGAAAAAGAAATAGAAATAGCTCAGGAATACAGCAAACCAATCATTGCAGTAAAACCTTGGGGTAATACTAATGTTCCTACATACATTCAAAATGTATCGGATGTAATCGTTGCTTGGAATACATCCAGTATTGTTGGTGCAATAAGAGAATACTCTCTGTAAATTATTATAACCGAAATAATTATTTTTGTAAAATAAGCAAATTTGTAAAAATTGTACAAAAGAGAAAATCAAAAATGAATATATATACAAAACCGCCCTGCTCGACTGGTCCTCGAACAGAGCGGAATCACCTACACAGGGTGCAGATGACGCAATTAAACGCAAAATAATTGTATCACAATCCCTTGTGTTTTTCAAGTAATTTAAAGCACAAGGGATTTTTGCACCCTTTTTTAAGCAAAAGGAGTGTATAAAATGAAACTGCCTAACGGCTACGGCTCTGTTTATAAGCTGAGCGGAAACAGGCGCAATCCGTGGGTTGCCTGCGTGACAATAGGATACAACAAAGAAACACGCAATCAGGAACGCAGAGTTATAGGCTACTTTCCCAACAAGCCGAAAGCTCTGAACGCTCTTGCTGATTACAATCAAAACCCGTTTGATGTTGATTCGGCAAGACGCACTTTTTCAGAAATTTATGAACTTTGGTACAAGGAGTTCATCACCGAAGACACAAATCCGAACACCAAAAGACAGTATAATGCGGCATACAAACAATGCTCAATGTTATACAATCGCAAGATGTCCGATATAAAAATCATTGATATGCAACGAGTTCTCGACAACTGCAACAACGGTTATCAATCGGTTAGGCGAATTAAAATTCTGTTGAACAAAATCTACGAATACTGCATATTTCACGATATGCTCCATAACAATCTTGCAGAAAAATTGAAAATCAATGCAAAGTCAGATGAAACAAAACGAGCACGCAGGGAGTTTTCGGAAAGCGAAATAAATCTTTTGTGGGAATATTCAAATCTTGATTCGGTAAAAATAGTGCTTATGCTGATTTATTCGGGAGTGCGTGTGTCTGAACTTCTCAATCTGAAAATTTCAAATGTAAACCTTGACGAACAGACTTTCTTTGTTGAAAGTTCAAAAACCGATTCAGGTGTACGAACCGTGCCTATAGCATACAAAGTATTGCCGTTTTGGCAGAAATTCATCAGCGATTCTCAATGTGGATATGTTCTGAATAACACCAATGGCAAGCCGCTGAAATACGATAACTTTAAACGCAACTACTGGACACCTCTGCAAAACGATTTAGGTTTAGACCACACCATACACGAAACAAGACATACCTGCATTTCAATGCTTGTATCGGCAAATGTGAACCACACAATCATCAAAAAAATAGTCGGTCACAAGTCGAAAATGGACTTGACCGAAAAGGTTTACACCCACATAAACCCAAAAGAATTAGTGAATGCAATCAACAAAATATAGTCTTATATTATCCTGAATTGTTCATAATTATGCTCCGTAGCTTACATATAGCTAACAAAATCCCCCATTTTCCCCATTCCTATCCCCCTTGCAAGTTACCTGCACCAACAGCCGTTTCTTATGTAGGGACGGCTGTTTTGTACCACATTTTCGGTCTGTTTTATGGTGATTTTCAAAATATTTAAATTAATTTTGAATAAAAAGCGAAAATCATGTTGACAAATCTGAAAATATGGTATACAATAATCAAGCTGTTGTTATTAAGCAACATTTCGAGGTGTAGCTCAGTTTGGTAGAGTGCTTGGTTTGGGACCAAGATGCCGCAGGTTCAAGTCCTGTCACCTCGACCATAGAAAAAACCGCATTAGAAAGCCATTTTTAAGCTTTTTAGTGCGGTTATTTTTTTTGCCTTTCATCTGCTAAAATATGTTAAAATACAAGAAAAACGGTTAAAAATGTTAGGCAAATGCAAGGCAGAAAAAGTTGTGATATTCACCTCACCTTTAATTTGTAAACTGTATCCGTGAGCTTGAAAGGATTGCGGAAAGTCACAATAAATAATAAACCCCCCTCATCCACTTTTTACGGCGGATGAGGGGAATATTTTTGCAATTATGTGTTTGTCAAGACATTAAGAATGTCCTTTAGAGTTTAATCAGCCGAGTGCTTTTTTTGCATTTGCGATTTTGGTGTTAATTTTATCAATGTAATCGTTGAGCAGTTTACTTGCTGCGTTGATAGTATCTTTGCCAACTTCGCCGTCAACTTTAATTTTTGCGGCAGCCTGCACCTCTCGTGTAGCTTTTTCTGTTCCGCTACCAAAGCCGCTTGTGTTATCAACCTTTGTTTTAATGATTCCGACTTTCTTCAAAGACTGGAGTGTTTTCTTATAACTTAAAATTGCGTTGTTTGATAAACCTTTTTTGATCATTTCTTCTTTCACCTCGTTTGTTGATTTAGCATATTTCGGTCTGCAACAACAGGAAATATTACTTTTGTATCTTGTTCTGATTCTGAAATCGTCACACTCTGTGCCGCCGTTATTTGCTCCAATTGTCGTAATGGTAGAACTCCCTACAGCAATGCAAAGCTCAATGTGGTCAAGCGTCTTATAACCTTTTGCCCTCAGCCTTGAATCGTATGTAGTTTTTTGACCGCTCCACGAAAAAATAACAAGGTCGCCCGGCTTAACTTCTTTAGGTCCGTAAAGCTGACCAGCGTTTAAAAAGTTTACGGCAATAATACCGCAAGATGCCGTTTTACCGCCCGGAATCATATCCAACGCACCCGCTTTGTTGAAAAGATACATCTGACCTGCACAACAGCAAGCAACTGCATTGATTGTTGTGTTAAAAGTGCCATACCATTTCATGATGTCGCAACCTTTGCCCGAATCCTTGCCGACAAGTGATTTTGCTGTGCTGATAATTTTATTAACCGTTACTGTTGGCATTGTTATTCCTCGCTTTCATCTGTTTTTACTTCGACTGTTGTCTTTAATCTCTTGACGACTGATACCAAAAATTTCGGCAATGGAATACCAATTTCAGAGAGGTTTTCTAAAATTGAAATCAACTCGTTGATGATAAACCAAATCGTAACAATCATGCCGATACAGTAGTTAATCCGCAGGTCGATTCCGCAGTTGACAAGTGCCGAACTGATGAGATAGTCGGCAACAATACCGACCGCTACGGCTACGATATAGCCTACCTTTTTGATAATGCCTGTTACACCGACACGGCTGTTAAGCGTGTGGCTGATGTATGCCTGTGCCATTCCTGTGATGTAGTCGATAATCATTACCGCAATCATCACCGCAAACGGCACAAGTAAGATGTTAAGATATGCGACAATAGCACCGCATACCGTGGCAAATAATGCCTGTAAAATGTTTTCTTTCATTGCTTACACCTCGCTTTCTGTCGGCTCGTCAACGGTTGGATTATCGCCCCAAACCGCCATTACTGCGTTGTAGTATTCGTCCGACAGCACCGTTTTGAGCTGTTCTCTGCCCGATTTGCTGTTCATGTAGGCATTGCGGATGTTACCGCCTACCTGCATTTCTTCACCGTTAAAGGTCAAAAACTGCTGTCTGAGTACCGACACGCTGTCCTTTGTGAGCATATCAAGTGTGATTTTTTCTTTAAGTTCCATTTTTCATACCTCCGTTATTTTTATATTTTGTAAATCAAAGAAAAGTTTACCTGCTCATCAGCAACGAAATTGTAAGCCTGTTTATTGAGCGGAGTAAACTGCAACCAAGCTGATTTATTTACATTTCCTCTAAACATTCCGCCGTTTTTGCTTATGCCGATATCTTGAACAATCACATCCGATTTGTTTGGAAACGGCATATTGAGCAGAGATATTGCAGATGTTCCGCCTAAAGATGTTGCGTTCATAATGACGGTGACATTTACAATAACAATATCGCCAATTTTTTCATAAAGGCAAGTTGCAGATTTTATTTTATCAATCAGAGTAGAGTACGGGGTAAGAGTAGCCGTACCAAGTTCGATATTTGACGAATCGTATTTAGTCGCCAAGGCGGTTTTATCTGCTTTAACAAGCAGAGCGCTGTAAACCGTACCGCTTGTGAGATAACACGGGCTGTTATTCTTTGGTTCGCTGTCGAACGGCATTGAATCGAGCTTTCGGGCAATACTCTTGTCTGTTTTATCAAGCCTTGCTCCAAGCGAATTATGGCTGCCTCTTGCATTTTTGACTTCCTTTGTGATTTCCACAATCGAGCTTGCACCCGGGAAGGCTTTGCTATCATCGTTGATTACGCTTTTGCCCACACGCAAACAAACGGTTTCAGCAGTTATGATTTCGTCGCCTTCCATAAGCACAATATCCATCTTACAAATACCTGACAAAGCAAGCATTGTGTCTGTGAGCGTAACTGTGACTACATTGTTTTCGGTGTCAACGACAGCGGCAACGCCGTCCGCAACGATTACATCGTCAACCGTAGCGTTGACTTTCGCTGACATTGTAGAGGCAAGGTTAACAGTTTCACCGTTGACGGTGAACGCAAAATCAATAATGCGTGAGCCTTTATCGCCCTGTCTGACTTCTAAGATTTCGTAATTCTTACAGCTGTTGATTTCGAGTGTCATTTTGGTATGGTTAATATTCAATTATTTCACCTCATTTAACTATATAATCTGATAACTTTGATTTTGGCGTGCCAAGTTCGAGACTGTTCCAACGTTCAAGCACAAAATCATAGTCTGTTTTAATGATTTTGGCTTGTAAGCTATCGTTTTCAGTATCAGCATACACCGTGTCGCATAAATGCAGTCCAAGCATTTCATTAAGTGTTGGGGGATAGTCAACCTTGACATTGAGCGTAGGTGCTCCATTAGTGCTTGCGAGCTGACCTCTTAACACCTGAGCCTGTATGTTAAGTTTCTGAATCAAAAGGTCTTTGTTTTCACCTGTCTGAGCATTAAAATTCCAGTAGCCCGTCGCATCACCAATATCAACCGAGCCACCGTCTGTTACATCAACAGCTTTAACCTTAATTAACTTTGATTTGTGGCTTTTAAGTTCCTGTGGCTGTGAGCAAAGCACAACATTGCGCTTTGCATAGGTATCATAGCAAGTCGCATATGCCGCCACGTGCGAGCAAATATCGTCCGAATCAAGCGTTTGCGTTAAACTGCTCAGATTTTTCCCCCACTTTAAATGGTATTTAGTAGTTGTTCCACGGCTTTTTAAAAGAGACACATTGAAATTGTTATATTTATACTCGCCTCCGAAAACATCAACAAGTGAGCCGTCAGCTCCGCCCATAAAATCTCCGAGAGTACACGGAGTAACAAAACCGAGTGTCATAGAGGATTTTGTGGTGATATCAGATGTAAATTTAAAGTAGTGCGCCCACAAGGTCATTTGCGATTGCAAGCCTTCTTCCTGCCCTGTACAAAGGTAATGCCACCATTCCGCAGGTGTGCGCATTATGTCTGTTTGATTTTGTACTTCAACCAAAAAATTGTTATACAAATTATGCTTAATATGCTTTGCTTTGATTACAACGGATTTTTTATCTTTGTACTGCAAATTATAGATTTCAAAAAATTGCGGTTCGTCTGTCGGATTTGGTTTTGCCTTAATGAAATACTGCGTATCAAGTAAATCAGCACATCTGTCCGTTGTTGATAGTTCCATTTCGAGCAAATAATCGCCGTTTCGTTCCTCGGTAACTTTACCGCTGATTATTTCCGTAATCCGTCCGAGCAGGTTAAACCTACTTGGGCCGATTGTTTTAAAATCCGATTTATACAACAAAGGAAACATTTTTACAATCGCCTCCAATTTGGTTTTATCGACAGAAACGCGTTTTTATATGCTGTTACAACAATTTGATTGTCTCCGACCTTTAACTTAGGGGGGATAGTATCGTCAACAAAATTAGTTGTACCGTCTGATTTGTACGCTATGTACTGCATAGTTTCGCCGTCAAGCACGGCGTAGTCATAACCACCTGTGCACTTCAAATCAAGTGATTCGCCGTTTATGCTAACTTTAGCGATAGCCGTAGTATTATTACCACTAACATTTGTGTTAGTTATAATGATAGTAGGCAAGGATTCATATTGTTCGGGATTGTGCAAGGAAACCGATTTATTAACTTCAAAATCAATAGTCCGCTGTCCAAGCTCTGAAAACCACCACGGCTTGCGGTTGAATTTGATTTTTGTTGTAAGTAATGTTGGGAGTTCACGAACAATATCGTCAGTATTTGATATGTAAGCCTCGGTGAAATATCCGGGGTTATAAGTATCCTTGTACTTTTGGTAACCTCGATTTAAAGTTAGCCATTCGATAACAGCCCTCGCAAGATGTTTGGCTGACAATTCGGACAGATACGGCAAAAAGCAGATTTCACGCTCAAATTCAACATTCTGCCACCGCCCGTTATCAAGCAAAACATCACCGTCTCTGCACGGGATTTCAACCGTTGAAACATCTCTGACGGGAATTTCGTGCTGTGGTGCTTGTGTGATACGACCGCCGAAATATGATAGCCATTTACCTCCGAAATAAAAGTTATGCATACGCTTTCTGCCTCCTTGTTACTTCATCGGCGAGCCGATTGCTCATATCGTCAACGAAGCTGTCAATATCCATGTCGTTATTAATTGCAACAGAGGGAATATTAATACTGATGTTGTTGATGATATTAGTGGAATCGTTTTCAAAGACTGAGCCTCTGCCTTCACGCTTTGATTGACGATACTCCTCAGCCTCTTGGGCTGTGAGGACTGCCTCGCCGGCATCAAGATATGCGGCGAACTTATCGTGTGGAACATAATCAATGCCGGCACGGAAACGAGGTAAGGTTACTTCCGGAATCGGATCTATCTCCCAGCCAATCATTGATGTTGCCCAGTTTACGCCCTCTAAGAGCTTGTTAATAATCCAAATAATGCCGTTGATTACATTCTCAACGAATGCAGGTATAAGGTTAAAAACGTTCTTGAAAATGTTAACAACACCGTTCCACGCTTGTTCCCAGTTTCCCGAAAAAACACCTTTTACAAAATCTACAATTCCGTTAAAAATCCCCGAAATCGGTTCAAGAATTTTTTTAACTCTTTTAATGGCATTGCCTAAAACTTCTGAAAAGATATGTGCAAGCCATTCAATCACCGGAACAAGTGCAGGGATAAGTGTTTCAAGCATTTCACCGAGTAGGCCAAGAACCGGTCGAAGAGCGTCAAAAACCAGTGAGATGACAGGTGATAGCTGTTCAAAAACAGGCTGTAAAGTGCCGACAATCGTGTTACATAATTCGCTTATAATCGGAATAAGAGGTGTTAAAAGGTCATTAAGGAATGTAGCTAAATCTTCTATAATCGGAGTAAGTGCCGCCAACAATCCATTGAGCAATACGCCGGCAAGCTGAACGAACACCTCAATAACGGGCATTAATAGTTCTACGAGCGTACTGAATAACGGCATTATGGCCTGAATTATTTGCATAAAATACGGAAGTAAATCCTGTATAATCTGCAGTAAAGGCGGAAATAATTGCTCCACAATCTGTACAATGAGAGGGGCCAACTGCTCTATAAGCTGAGCTATAAACGGTAGTAATTCCTCAATTAATGGCATGATCTGTTCAAGCATTGATACAATTATCGGGGCAACCTCTTCGCAGATGTTAATGAGCGCAGGTGCAAGGCTATCAGCTACACCTTCAATAATCGGTGATAACTGCTCAAGCAGCTTACCGCCTAAGCCAATAAGCGAATTAAGCACGGGTTCAGCAACAGCACCAATTTGTGCCATTGTATCCGACAACTGCTGATGAGCCCTGTTGGATTCCATTACATCACCGTTTGTTTTCTTGTACTGAGCAGAGGCATCCGAATACAAACTCGTGAGGGTGGATGTAATTAACTGCTGTCTTTCTTGTTCTGATGAGCATTTAGCAAGTTTTTCATTAAATTCATCTTCTGACACGCCCATCCAGTTAAGTGCATCGGCCAGCGAACCTGTTACAGTCCCGACTTTTGCTGTTTCGTTTGCCGCCTCGGTTAAGCCTTCAATTGGGAGCGAATCGCCAAACTGGCCGTAAACACCTGTGCAAATTTCCGTCCAAGATTGCAAATCTCTGGTAGAATTGCAAAGCAAAGAAAGGTGGTTTGCGGCCTCAGTTGCCTGTCCGCTGTCACCGACTACGGCATACAAGTCAGAGTAAGTCTGTTTTGCATCTGCCGCTGTAAATTTGTTTGTGGTGAAAGCTGTGTCGAGTTTACCCATTTCGGTGCGGTATTCTCGGGTGCTCTCTGCGACAGTGGACAATGCTCCTACGCCTGCCGCCGCTCCACCTACAAGTGCAGTTCCCCATTTAGCAGCAGTTTTTATTCCACTACCGAGCGTTGAAGCAACGCCCTTGCTTTTCTTCTCGGTCTCTGCAATGGATTTGTTTGCTTCATCGTTATTTACGAATATCGAGCCGAACAACTTAAATATTTCAACAGCCATTAACTACACCTCCTCCCATTTATAATTGTCAAGGTAGTTTTCAACCGTTTTTTCAATTTCTTCCGTATTGACCGTATCAACAATGTTATTAGGCCGTGTCGAGCCTGTTGCCTTGTTAACGAAATCCGTGTACGACAAGCCTGTGAAATTTCCTACAACAGTCAAAATATAGGCTTTATAAAGCAATTCGTCATTACGGTCATTTATAGCGTTTTTGATAATTTCGACAGCATCGGAGAAAGACAACTCATGCAGTATGGCAGTATTGGCGCAACAATACTGCATGAGCATTCCAAATGTTCTTACTTCAAGGCTGAGAGCGAGGTAAAAAAACTCTTAATATCATTTTCCCTGATGATTGCCTTTACATTGTCAAGGACTTCGGGGATACTTAATTTACTTACATCATCAGCAGTAATGTCACCTCTGATATCGGCAAGCAATGAATAAAATTCCTGTTCTGTTTCTTTGTTTGACAAAGAAGTCAACAGCGTAATCACAAATTCAAGGCCGACCGCTTCGGTGTTGACTGTTTCATCTTTACTGTTATTTTTGACAGCAATGCGATTTGCGAAGTCTGCAATTTCCTCTTTGATGTCTGCTTTTTTGATAATGCGAGCAAGAGTAAATGCGTCTTTAATGCTTAATTTTCTCATAATTATGCCTCCGATGTTTCCGTTGTTTCCGTTTTTTCTGTCGGTCTGAAGATCTTAAACGGTGGTTTGATTTCGTCCTCTGAATCATAAACCTCAGGTGAAAGGTTACCATAGAACTGAGCTTCTACCTTACCGTTGTCTTTGTCAGCAATTGCGAGCGTAAGACCGTTCTCATTAAAGCCGTTGAACACCTGAATAATACACGGCTTATCCTCTCCGAGGAGACAGCCTACCCAAGTGATGTTCTGAATGTAGTCACCGTCAAGAATAACATCTCTGCCTGTGATTACATCGTAACCTGTGACCTTTTCGTCCGTGCCTTTGTCGGCAATTCCAAGACCGTAAATGAAGTTCTGGGTAGTCATTTCGGCAAGTGTTACCTTGATATAGATCTCCCAACCGTCAACTACCGTGTCGCCCTTAGTTCTTGTTTTCACACCGTCAAATTCAAGTCGTCTGAGTGTCGGCTTGGCTGAAAATTCACCGCCTTTGATTGTTACACCAAGGCATTTGCCTGCCTTTTTGGCGCTTGCGTATGTGTCCGTAGCAGGATCATAGTTTACAAAAAACGCACCTGCGTCAAGGAGCATATGGTCAGCCGTCTTAGCATTATATCCGCTGTACGGCTTAATCTTTCGTGGCTTAACTGTAACCATTTTAATCATCCTTTCTGTTGTATTTTCTCATTTCGAGAGTGAACATTACTCTCTTTATTGATTTGTCTGATTCGGCAATATACTGCCGGTCAAAATTGTTGTAGAATTTGTAAAAAACATCATCAACCAAGTATGTAGCCTTTGCTATGTTGTCGTAGATTTTGTCCACAACATCATCAATGCCCGCCGTAGTCTGCCTATCATAAACATTAACGGTCACAACAAACTTGTCATACGGCTCATCTGTGTATAACTGTTTGACCTCATATACAAGGCGAGGAAATCCGCTTTCTGCCTGTAAAAAATAAGAGGGTGCATACTCAGCGAATAAGTCTTTCAAAAATTTCTTGATGTTATTCACCGCTGTATTCCCCCTCGTTCAGTTTGCGTTCTGCCTCTTCCGTGCCTACGGCACTGAGGTATTGCTGTTCAATCTTTATAATGTCTTTGATGTTGCTTTCGGCAGCATCGCTCAATGCTCCGATTTTTGGAGCTTTGCTTGTACCGATTTCTTGATACAAGCCGTAAAATCCGCCCGGCTTAAAACCTACCTGCAAGTCAGGAATCTTTTGCTTTGAACGTACCCAATATTGTGTGTTTTTCGCTAAGCGCCCCGTCCTGCGTTTTATTTTTTGTCGTGACCGTTTACATACCAACTTGCCAACATCACGCAGAGCGGCTCTTTCAAGCTCTTTGAGCGTATATTGAATACGGTCAACATTGCTGATTATCTCAACGCCGTTTTTGGAGATTTTAACTGCTTTAGGGAGTGACATTGTTTTCACCTACCACATCCGTTAAATACAGTTCTGTACGCTCTGTTCCTTTGATTTGATATGCACGATAGATTTTGAACTTTTTATTATCAAGGTAGCAAAATTCCTCGTTCTGATACTCAAAGGAATTAACTTCAAGCATACATTCAGGTTTTAATCCGTTAGCTTGTGCCTGAAAGAACTCGGATTGTCTGACATATTGCCGCTGAGCATAGACCTTGCGGAGCTTTTCGGACTGAACAATTTCACCAATATCGTTTGTTGTTTCGTTATAGCCCGAAACAAGCAAAATCAAAGTATCTGCATTCATTCTGTTTGCGCTCCTCTCGCAGCCATTGCATCGCGCAATTCTTCGTAATGCCGTGCCCATTCGCTGTCGGCGGTAACCGAGAAATAAGCGCGGCAATAGAATTTGATTGTCTGCATAACAAGTGCAGTTGAGTTTTTGTCGTTGACATCAACTCCTGCACCTGCCATGTCACTTTTGGCAGAATCAATGAGGGCAGATATTTCATCATCGAACAACACCGTATTGATACGGAGCGAAACCTTTACGGCTTCAATTTCATTAGATACTGCCATAATTCAAACCTCTTTTAAGCGCTCTTTTTAACAAGCTTAACAAGACTGTGAGTATCCACGACCTTACCGTCTGCAAGCATTACGGCTTTAAGGACTGTGTTATCGGTGTCGTCCTCTTCGTACTTCTTGACACTTAAGCCCATTACCTCATTGAAGATGTAATCGTTAAGATTGAACATCATCGCAAAGGTTGTGTCAGCTGAAACCGTGTCAGCATACGAATCCATATAGCCGTCTGTCGGGATAACAGCACGACCGAAAAGTGAGAGTGACGGCTTGCCGTTAAGTCCTTCGGACATACGAGCGACAGGCTGACCGTTGCTGTCTGTAATGCCCATGAATGCAAAGAACGACTTCTTTGTCATCAGCCATACAGCGTCATCGTATGCAGCAGGAAGAGCCGCCTCGGCGGAACAAAGTGTTGAATATGTAAGTTTGCCGGTTTTTGCAATTTCAATTGTCTGGCCTTCGGGGGGAGTGCAAGAAAGAATGCCGGTTGGCGAACCTGAACCCGAACCCTTAATAATTGCCATTTCACAGGCCTTAACAACTGCATTCTTAATCTGGTCAATAAACTGTGATTCAAAAATATCAAGTGCAGTCTTTGTCATAAAGAGCGAGAACGCAACCTTGCATTCAAGCTTATAGCCGGCAAAGACAACCTTGTCAGTAGTTACTTTCTGCTGGTCTGAACCCTTTTCCTCATCAACCCAGCTTGCTGTTGGACGGATGTTCTGTGTAGGGATAAGGAGTGCTGTCGGATAAGCCGTCTTGAACACTCTTGCGTAAATTTCGCCGATTTTTTCAAGTTCAACGATTAAACGCTGATACATTGTGGTCGGCACAATAGCCGCCGCAGTGCTTGATGTGGTCTGTGATGCCACATTCATAAACTTCTGTGGCACGGGTACGCCGTTCTGAATATAGTTAGCGAATGCTTTTCTGTATTCAAGTGTTGCGTACATATCCGTTACCTTTTCGTCCTCATCTGTAAGGTCGATGTTTGTCTTGTGATTTTCAAATGGTGCAGGCATTTTGATTCCCTCCTCCGCATTTTTGTTTGCCTTGTTTACAGCAGAGTTTTCAAAGTCGTTGTCGAGCTTATCAATCTGCTGTGTAATCTCTTTCGCTTCGGCAAGCTTATTCTCTGCAATGAGCTTTTTTGCCTTGTCATAAAGAGCATTTCTCTTGTCGAGATATTCCTGTTTGTTCATTCTTCTTCAACTTCCTTTCGTTTGAGTAATTCAAGTTTTGCTGTAAGCTGTGTTTTTTCGTCCCTCATCTGTTTGATGATTGTATCAGGGATAAGGCCGTTAAGGCTTGCCGCAAGTTTAACCTCTTTTGGCTTTTCGGCGTATTCCGTGACCTTGTCAATAAAGCCTTTTTTAACTGCCTCATCAGCAGTGAACCAAGTTTCCTTGTCCATAAGTCCAATAAGCTCGTTCTCGCTCATACCCGTTTTAAGTTGGTAAGCTGTTGCAACGGCTTTACTTGCTTTAAGCAACACGTCCGATTCATGTGCCATGTCATTGTAATCGCCTGCGGCATAGCTTGAAACATTATGAATCATAAGCATACCTGTTGGCACAATTTCAGATGTGCACGCACAAGCGATGTATGAAGCGGCCGAGGCGGCAAAAATGACCTTGATTGTTGCATTGCTCTCGGCGAGCATATCGTAAATTTCTGAGGCGGCAAAGATGTCACCACCTGATGAATTGATAACAACCTGCACGCTCTCGTCGTCCGTCACATCATCAAGCTGTGAGCGAATGTCGGCAGGGCAACAAGAGGCTACTCCAAACCAGTCGTAAATCCACTTGTCATCGTTCGTAATGATAGGACCCTTAATGTCAATCGTTTTCGGCATCATTTTCACCTCCTTCGTCAACTGCAACTGTATCTAATCTTCTGAGCGGAGTATCACCGCCCGGAACAGGAGCAAGACCAAGTGATTCTCGCCATTCGTTCGGGAGCATTGCTCCACGGTCTACCATTCCGGCGAAATTCAGTTTTGTTTTAAGGCTTGCAGATTGTAGATTGAACGAACCTACTGCGATGTAATTTCCACAACTGCGCTGACGGCGAGTGAATAGTTTCCGTGTCAGCTCGTTTTTAAGCTGAATAATTTTAGGTGAAATCACCGCCTCAAAATAGGCGTTTTCTTCATCTTCGTTCGCTGTTGATGTGATAATTTTCGCATTAGTGTTAAAAAGCTCAAGGATTCTGTTTTTTGTTCTGTCCATCTGCAAAGCATTGGGGACATAGTCGTTCGGGGTTATCTGATTTGCGTCAACCTTTGCATCCACTGCCGCAACGCCCACGGAGCTGTTACTGATGTTAAGGTAGTTATCAGCAAAAGCTTTTGCGTTCTTCTTCAAGTCCTCAGGGCGCAACGATGAAGTATATTTCAGCAACCATTTAATTACGCTTGAATTTCGGATAGCACTGATGATGCCGCTGTCGGTTGTTTCAACAATTTCAAGCAAAGGAGCAAGAGCCTTAAATTTACCGCTTCCAAATATATCGTTCTCTGCGAAGTCATCACGCAAGTGTATAACATCTTCGGAAGCAAAGCGGTAAGTCTTGCCGTTTGCAAGAATAAATTCATACACAAGGTTGCCATTCGTATCATACAAATCCGTAGCTGATTTAGCCGGTATGAAATACAATTCCATAGGCAAGCCGTTTGTGTCTCTAATGATGAGCCAAAAAGCATTACCTGATAAGGACAACTGTGTGCTTGTCCTATATAGGAGCATATCCATTGTTGCGTACGGGTTTGGTTCTTCAAGCAAAAATTTGACATAAGGCTCGGGATTGATTAAGAGGTCTTTTCCACCGTCAACGATTGTTTCTCTTATGTGTTTAATGGATAACTTCGAGAATCTGAGAGCCTGTGCATTAACGCAAGCTCGGACGGTGTCGGAATCATATGCCCTGTTGCCCCACAAAAAGAAATTTGAATTATTCTGTGTGACAAGTTCAACCCTTGAAAAATTCTTTGTTTTTCTGACATTGCGAACAGAATTTAAAAAGTTCTTAAATTTTCCCATTCTCTCACCTCCTAAACAATGCTTAGGTATTCATCTTCGTACTCAAAATATATCGTGTAAGCGTCAAGTAATGCCGCAGTACCGTCAATTCGTCTTGTTGACTTTGAGGTCTTAATCGGCTGTATATTACCGTTTCTGTCCTCATCTATTGCGGTGTTTGCGAGACACCATTTATCAATTGGATTGTTGTTGTAAATTATTCTTTTCTTTACAAGGTCTGCTTTGAGAGCCTTCATCGGAGCAGATAGGGTTTTCTTGCCCTGATGTACAGCTTCCATAACGGTAGGACCGAAAGCGTCAATCATCTGATTAACCCACATCTGAGCCGACCAAGCGTCATAACCCTCTTTCCACAAGTAAATATCGTATTCGTCTTGTAGCTCTTGATACCATGCCGTTACAACACTTGCGTCGATTTTGTTTCCGGGACAGGTACGCATAAAGCCCTGTTCTATCCATTTGTCGTAAGGAATTTTATCCTCGGTTACTTTTTTCTCTACGAGGTCGGCAGGTATCCAGTACATAGACAATACAAAAATATTTTCATTGTCAGGCACTCGAAACAACATCTTGGCCGCTGTAAGGTCGGTCGTGCTTGATAAATCTGCTCCGCCTACGCCATAGGTCGGACGGAGTTCCTTTACATCAAATTTTGTTTCGTTGTTAAGCTCCTCGAAATTGAGCCACGATTCGGTTGATGTTTCGGCTATGTTAAATTCCTTGCATACAAGATTTCGTACAAGTGACGGATTTGCCTGCGCTTTCTTGACTTTGCTTGCAAGAGCATTTCGATTTTTAATCGTCCCAAGTCCGGGGTTAGCCTTTTCCCAGCAATCGGGTTTTTCCCATTCTTCACGCTTGTCAAGCTCGTAGATGATGTAAAGGCTGTGTTCGTCCTTGTAACCTACATCGTCAAACAAACCATTCGTAGTGCGAACGGCATCGTCATAGATTTCATCATAGATGTCCTCTCTGATTTTTCCGGCTGTTGTTGTCACAAGGATAAGCGGTTGATCTCGTCCGATCGTACCGTCAGCCATAATGTCATACAACTGTCTGCCGTTCTTCCATTGATGAAGTTCGTCCATAAGGCAACAATGCACATTCAGACCGTCAAGCGTGTCCGAATCGGAAGCAAGCGGCTTAAATACTCCGCAGTTGTAATCCTCTGAACTCAATTCATTCAACAGCGGTTTAATTCGCTTCAATAAAGTTTCACTCTTGCGAACCATTCGTTTTGCTTCCTGCCATATAATCTTGGCTTGGTCACGCTTTGTGGCGACTGCATATACTTCGGGACCGGGTTCACCGTCACCGATGAGCATATACAAGCCAATCGCAGAGGCGAGCAAAGACTTGCCGTTCTTTTTTCCGATAATTAACACAGACAGGTTGTACTGCCGGATGCCGTCATCGTCCACAAAGCCAAAAGTCGCCGCAAGCCACGCTTTTTCCCACAGTTCAAGCTTCACAAGCTGACCGCCCATTTTACCTTTACTGTGTCGGCAGTAGTTTTCAACAAATTCAATAATGTGATTTCCTCGCTTGGCTTCATAGTGGTAGCCGTCTGTCGGGTTAATCACCTTATTACTTAAATGTTTGTACCACTTGCGTATTTTGTCGCAAACAGTAACCTTGCCGTTCTTTATCTGCTCGTAATATTCAAGTATCGGATTATAGCTTAATGGGTAGCGCTTCAAAGCTTGTCACGCCCTTCAACGAAATCGTCAAAGCCGTCTGTCGTTGCAGCCTTCGCCTCGGTCACTTTCGGAAGCATATCGTTGAGTTGCTTGATGTATTTAAGATAATTTCCAAGCATCGTGTTATACAAATCTGCCTCAGGCCTTTTGCGTGAGTACGGCTCTTGTGTTTCAGACTGTGAAAATAATTCAGTTAAGCCATAAATCGCAATGTCCCGTTGCAATTCTTTCAGTCTGATTCGAGTAAACGCCGCATTTTCAATCAAGCCAACGGCGAGGTCTTTTCTTTTAACCTCTATGTCCTTGTAGATTTCCGTTAATCGCTTTATCTCTCGCTTTATCGCTCTTTGTTCTTTCTGTTCGTCAGTCATTTTACAAGTGTCACCGTCCTTTCACACAAGTCTTTTAGGGGAGGGGGGGCTATATGTAAGGCGCGCAAAAAATCTAACTGCCCCCCTCGGTCCTACAGCCACCGATTTCCGATTTTTCGACGGGGGGGGATAATCGGCTGGAGCATTCCGCTCTCATCAAAAAAATATTTTTTCGGTTCGCAGCCTATCCCGTGTCCCGGCAAATCATCGTGACATTTTTTGCATACATATAAAAGATTGTCGTGGTTGAGAGTAACATCAGGATTGTTTATGTTGCTCTCATTAATCATGATTTTATGATGTACGATAAAGCCGTGTCGCTCTTTACATAGCTGACACAATCCGCCGTCAACAAGCATTCGTTCTGCGATAAAACTTTGTCGGCAATCCTGCCACTTTTTAGATTTATAAAATCCTATGGCAAATGCCTTAGCCATACCGTACACCACCAAAAATAAATAGAGCTATAATGCAATAGTCCTCTTGCGTCATAACTCTATTCTATACTATTTTGTGTCCCAAGTAAGGGACTGTTTTTTTAATCTACTAAGCCGAGTAACCAATCCGCCGATGTTGATAATGCCAGAGCTATTCGCTTAACATTGTACGCTGACGGTTGGCTTATTCCTGCTATGTAATTATAAATATTTGACCGGCTCACTCCGGACTTTCGTGCAAGATCCGAAGGATAAATATTCCGTTCAGTCATTGCTTGTTCGAGCCGTCGAGCGAAAGTTAAGTCGAAAGTTCTCATTTTATCGCCCTACCATAGCTTTGTACTTATCGATATGCTTTTGATAATTTCCGTTTGCCTTTGCTGTTTGAATTACCTGCCGAACTTGAGAAGGATTGCGTTCATAATCTTTTGCAATCTGCTTAACAGATTCACCGAGGAAATCATATTTGCAAAATAGAAATTCAGAAATATCGGTTAATGGTCTGAATGGTATTTTAGATTTTTTAGATGACGCTTTTTTTCTTTCTCTTTCTTTTGCCTTCTCACTGAGAATTTCTTTTCGACAAATCGGACAGTATTTTGTTTTAAGGCAAAGTGTAATAACTTCGGCTCCGCATTTTTGACAAGTGATTGTTATTGGTTTAGCTGTCAATCTACTTCACGCTCCTCGTCAAGCATACCAAGTTTCTGTGCCAACGCAACAACAGCGGTTACAATCAAACGCAAATCCTTACCTTTGATGTTACACATATTAAAGCAAACATCGCCCTCATCGTTATCAAGTTTACCAAAATCAATAACAAGTCCCTTTTCAACAACTTTTGTGTCGTCGTTATCGTAATTAACGGTAATGTTTTTAATATTTTTCATTTTCTTCTACCTCACTTTCAAGCCAATGTTTTGTGCAGTCAATACAGCTGTCATTGAATCGCTTTTCCATAGGACAGCCAACATACGGAGTGCCGTACGGGCAACTGAAAAAGTCCATACAACTCTGAGCCATTTCATCAATTGACATCTGTTTGATTTTTTCAAAGTTTGTCATTGTGTTCACACCTCACCTCAACAATTCATCTGTTGTGATGTTAAATAAATCCGCTACAGCTATTATGGTTTCGATATTAGGCTCAAATTTTCCCTGCTCATAGTAAGATATACTTGTTCTGCTCAAATAGAGCTTTTCGCCTAACTCATCTTGCGTTAATCCATTTTTAAGTCTTAACGCTTTTAGCTTTTCCGAGAATGCCATCACTTTTCACCGTCCTCAATAGGCAATAGGCTGATTCCAGCACCTATAACAACTAATATACAAGTCACCTTTTTTTGTTTTTGCACAACCCGAAACAGCTCCTAATTTTTTTAGGCAAACCTTTGGTACTCCGTGATCAAGCTCTGCGTTCGGATACTTCTCCAAAAGCTCCGTAAGATATGTCTTTTGCGGATGCTCATCTGACCATTTCTGTACAATACTGATTGCCCTTTTCGGGTACTTATTTTCAATATTTGTGCAATCGTTACCGTGTCTTAAAGGGCAGTCGATACACTCCAAAATGCTTGCACACAGCCTCTCTTTTTCGGCAAAATAATTTGCAGTAATATTACAATCAATCATTTTCTTCATTCTCCTTTAATTTTTCGGTTATTCTTTTGGTTAAGCCGTTTTCGTTGGTTAGGCATTCTAAGGCTTGGAGGGCATTGATTACGGTTTGCTCGTTGGTTTGGGACTGATACATCTTACGGACGAAGTCGGCGCTTTTCTTTACATTATCCATAATTCTTTGGGAGAGCATACGGTATTCGTCTGCGTTGTCCCTATCACGCTTATACTCCGTTCTGAGCTTGTCCTGCCATTCAAGGCAGATGTTTATGTCCCAGCCTTTATGACGGTTGTTGTAGCCGACCTTTGCAAGCCTTGAAAAGTATTTATATTCGGGCGGAGGAAAGGATGAGTAATCAAGCTGACCGTCAATTGCTTTATCTTCAAGCTGCTCAAATACCTCTGGATTTTTAAAATCATATTTTTTCATATTACCTCTTTCGGAGGGTAGTGGAAGGTTTGGGGCTATTTTAAAGAACCCTTTCTATATATAATATTAGTTTATTTTTCTTATACGAAAGGTTAGAAAAACCGTCAAACCCTCCACCACCCTCCACCTTAACAATCTTTAAAAAGTGAAATGCCGTTGAAAAAGTTATAGTTTTTGCCTCTTACCTTTTCAAATCGTTTGGCAAGCTCGGTGCTGAATTTGGTATTTGACATACAATATTCGTTGTTATCCCCCGCCCAGCTTGTATAGGCGGCATAGAGCGTGCTTGCCTGAACCGAACCCTCTAACACACATCTGTCCTCGATAAATGCGGAAATAACATCCATTTCACGCTTGTACTCTCTCACGCTCTGAAGAACGGCAGACGGCATTTTCAAACCCTCTCTTTGCCACAGAATACAGCCGTCGATACACCATTTGAAAATTGCTGTCATTTCGGCTTTGAGCTTATGCGTAAGGTTCTTATCAACCTTATCCTCGGGAATCTGAACATTGAACGGTATCATATGTATTCTTCGCCATATGCCCGTGTCAGTACCTCTGATAATCGGTTTATGGTTTGTCGCCATCCACAGCTTAAACTCGGGCTTGAACTCAAATTCCTCGCTGTACAGCTTTCTTGCCGTTACGGTATCGTCACCCGTAAGCTGTTTGAGAAGTCCCTCATTAATTCGCACGCCCTCGTTCGGCTCAACCGAGGTGACAAGTCTTGCACCCTTTAACCGTGCAATGTCGCTGTTTATGGCACTGCTCTGAGAGTTTCTTACCATAATTGTTTCAGGCTGAATGTTTGCGGCATAATCGCCGAATACATCACGGATAACATCAATGAATGTACTCTTGCCGTTTCGTCCCGTGCCGTAAAGGAAGAATGCGCATTGCTCGGCTGTTGAGCCTGTCAGGCTGTAACCGACCGCCTTTTGAATGTAGCGAATAAGCTCCTTATCGCCTGCAAAAATATCGTCAAGGAATGCAAGCCAACGGGGACACTCTGCCGTTTGAGAACAGTCAACCGAAGTAATCTTCGTAAAATAATATTCGGGATTATGCGCCCTCACTTCGCCGTTTTTAAGGTTGATTATTCCGCTTGGGGTGTTTAATGCCATACGGTATTTATCCATTTGTGCCGGAAGTACGGGGATATGGTGTTCAACCTCGTTGAGCATTGCTTTTTTTGATTTGTTGGAACGGCTTGCTTTCATATGTTTTTCAAATGTTTTTGACATATCTCCGCCGTTTTCTTCATCAGCTTGCAAGTACAGCCTTGCTTCGGCTTTCATAGCCTCAACGCTTTTGTCCGCCATTCGCAAAACCACCCCGATATTGTCAACACACCACTTCATTGAATTGTAGTAATACCACTTTTTCTCAGTGTAACAATACCTTACATTATCGCCGAATAAATCAACGAACCTGTCGGCATTGCCCATATCGTCAAAGGTGTAGGCACGCATTTTTTCTTCATCAACCGCTTGAACAGCCTTGCCCTCACCGATTGAAATTGAATAATCGTTATGCTGTTTTGGGTTATAGGTCTGTGTACAGCCCGACACAGCCTTTTGCAAGGTTATAATGCCGTAGGTTGTACCCGACTGTTTTCTGTCCCACTTGTCACGCATTAAGCCTGATTGTCTGAAAATCGAATCCATTTTGTCGGTATCGCAACCGCACCAGAACGCAAGCATATTGCAAAAAGCCATATCCGCCTCGCTCTGTGACGAGTAAGCCGAAAAATCGCCGCTGTACAGAGCCTTGAAAAGACTTCCGTTCTTGGCATTGCAGGCGATTCTGACAATATCGTCAACGGTGTTCGGATTGACCTCAACGCTACGGAGCTTAGGCTGTGGCTCTGTTGCCTTGCCGAGATACTTTGAATGCAACGGCTTTATGCTTTCGGTGCAATCGTTTATGTACGCATATGCAGAGCAGTAATCACCTGTCACAACGAAGAATCTGCCGTTTTCGTACATTTCAAAACCGCCCGAATCATTCTTCGCCTTTCTTCTGCCCTCGGGAAGAGTTCCCTTGCAGATTATGTGAACGCCTGCCTTGCTCTGCGAAAACTCGGCGTAGCTCTGCAAAGTGTTCACGAACTCGCTGATTATGTTGTCAGCTCCGCCGTTTTGGTAGTCCTGAATGTCATTCGGCATATCGTCAAGGTCAACACCGAAAAACGGTGAATTTGAGAACATAAAGCCTATACCCGAATATTTGGCGGATTCTCTGACTGCCATTTCAAAATCCGACCAAGTGTCGGGATTGTTTGACTGAGCAAGTCCGCCCGTCTTTGGATTTATCGGTTTCTTTGAAATTCCGCTGTGCGATTTCGGATCGGGATATGACTGCCAGCACACCCAGTTTTTGTAACCTTTCAATTCCTCGGGAACTGCAAAATATTTATTTTTATTTGGGTTTAAATTTGTAAAGCCCATTTTTTCACCTCCATATATAAGGAAAAACACGGTGAAAATTGCACTGTTTTATGCAATTCCCGAAGAATTTTTTTAAAATCAGAACGGCAAATCATCGTCAATCGGCATATCAACAAAGCCCTGATTTGCAGGCTGAGCAGACGCATAACTCTGCTGTGGCTGTGCATAGGTCTGCGCCGTTGAACTCTGCGACTGCTTGAAGGTATGCTTTACTGTCGGAAACTTAGTCGGATTGAGCCAGCTGACTTCTTCTCTTTTTTCGCCGTTCCATTCGCCGTGCTTAACGGTTACACGAACAGGTTTTTGCATAAGCTCACCAAGGAACTGTTTAAGACTGTCATAGTCCTTGCCGTCGGGAAGTCCTGCCGCCTTGCCGAGAGCCATAACCTGATCAAAGCCGTAACCCTTGACCTTCTTGTCGTTCTCGGTCGGTTCTCTGCGTTTCCACATAGTATGGAATATATATCCGTTTTTGTACCTCTGCTCAACATCGTTTCGGATAATGAACGAAATGTTCAGGCAGGTTTTTTCCTCGCCTTTTGAATTTGTGTAGTCACGCTCCTCTGCCTTTGCTATAAGACACTCATAATCGCCCTCGGGTTTGAGTGAGTTAGACTGTGTTGCCTCGCTCCAATTTGCTTTAAATCCCATAATTTTACTCCTTTGTAATTAACTCTATCGCCTCATCGGCACTTCTGCACACTCCTGCAACAGCGCCGTTGAGTTTCATCATCTGTATAAATTTCTGCTGTTTTTCGGTAGGTCTGCCCTTGGGAGTTTTAACCTCGATAAAGACTGCTCTTCCGTCTGATTTTCTGACACCGAACAAATCCGAAAATCCGGGCGGAACTCCCGTATTGAAATATCTGCCGTCCTTTGTAAAGCCTGCACCTACATTTATACGGAAAATATCGCAGTACGGTGCAATTGCAATACGGATTTTGTTCTGAATTGCGTGTTCTTCTGTCAAGCTATCATACCTCTCTTTCGTGCCTGAAAATATGCCCAGCCTGTTTTGTAGCCGTGACTTTTTGCGTATGCAAGCAAGTCCGCATAGCTGTGGCAATCGTCGGGTGTGCTAAAATCAAGCTTGAATCCCTCAACCTTAATGAGCTTTGCGGTGGTATCGGTTTCAACGGTTCTTTCGGCTGTCGGGAATACATAACCGCAATGCGGACACACGGCTTTCTGCCCTGCCGGCGGTGCTGAAAATGTAAAGAAACATTCGGGACATTGTCTGACCTTTTCCTCCTGCTCCTTTTCGATTTTTTTAACACTCAGCTTTTTGCGTTTTTCAAGCGTCCATTCTCGGTCGTCATCAGGCATTCCGTGCCTTGCATAGTTGCCCACATGGTCAATAATTACCGCCCTTTTGTTTGGCTTATAGCGCATACACCGCATTGACTGCTGAATGTAAAGCGTAAGGCTGTGAGTAGGTCGGAGCAGAATCGTGCATTCGCAGTCAGGCACATCAAAGCCCTCTGAAATCAAATCCACATTGCAGAGGATTGTAATTTTTCCGTTTCTGAAATCGGCTATAATCTGTTCTCGCTGCGCCTTTGGAGTTGCTCCGTCAATATGCTTTGCGGATATACCTGCGTCACAAAAAGCCTGTGCGGTTGCCATGCTGTGTTTGACAGTTGAACAATAGCACACCGCTTTTTTGCCGTCTGCAAGCTGTCTGTAATACTTGATTACATCTCCGAAAACTGTATTTTTAGTCATTGCTTTTTCTATCTCGGAGGCGACATATTCGCCCATTTTGGTGTGCAGTCCTGTAAGGTCGGCAACACTCGGAGCGTAGTAATCATACGGAGCAAGGCAGTTATGCTCAATGAGCCATTTTGTACTCACCCCGACTATTAGCTTATCGTTGACATCACCCAAACCGTCACCGTTTAAGCGAACAGGCGTTGCGGTGACGCCAACCCTCGGAACATCTGCAAAATGTTCGTAAATGCGTTTGTAGCTTTGAGCAAGGCTGTGATGATTTTCGTCTGTGATGATAAGTGCAGGCTTGGGCAGTTTCTTCAATCTTCGTGTAAAGGTCTGCACCATACCGATTTGGCACAAATCCATAAGCACTCCCCAGCGGACAAAGGTTCTGAATATTTGGTCAACAAGCTCTCTCCTGTGAACAAGGAACAGCACCCGTTTCCCGTTCCAAGTTGTCCGTCTTGCAATTTCTGCGACAATGCAGGACTTTCCGCCACCGCAACCGAGGACAATGCAAGGAGCTTTGTAACCCTCTCTCCAAGCCTGCCTGACCTGCTCAACAAGGTCATTCTGATACGGTCGGAGTTGCATTGTCTGCACCCTCTCTCTGCTTTTCCTGTTTCTTCTGCTTTATCAGCTTTGCGACACACTGCATACAGAGCTGTCTGCCGTAATTTTTTGTTGTGCCGTCAATAATCTGTTTAACGGTGCGTTTACCGTATGCCATAATTACATCTCCGCAATCGGAACACCTCGGAAGTTCAACACCCTTTGAGAGCCATTCTCCAAGCTGTTTACCGAGTTCGGGAGTAATTATGCCCGTCCAACTGTCAAGAAAAGTCGTATCTTTTGAAAGACTTGCATTGTGAGTACGGTCAAGCTGAAAACACATATCAAATTCATATTCCGTGTTTTCCCTCTGAACAGGGGCAAGTCCGATTTTTACAGGCACGGTTTTTCCTCTGTCATTTACTTCCATTGCATAAGCCATTTTGGCACGCATCGTAATAATTGTGTGGCAATCAACCGAAAGAATTGTATTTACAAGGTTGTTCTGAATTTTACCTGCTTCATCCCAAGCGGTATAATCGTTCTTGCCACGCTGTTGAGCAATCTGCGATTTTATATCAAGAACACCGCCCTCGTTATCCCAACAATGGGAAAAGCTGTCAACAACAATTGCACCGTCAGAACCGACAATATCAGCCGCCGATTTCACATATTCAATATATTTATCGGGTGTATATGGCGGTGTCATTGAGGCATAAAGAAATTTGCCTGTATTAAGGTCTGTCCTGTTTGCGTAAAAGCGACCTCTTTCGTGTTCTGTATCAATCAAAGCAACCTTTGACCAGTCGCCTGTAATGCCATATGCAAGATACAGACTTGACAATGTTTTTCCGCTGCCTGACGGACCTGTTACGGCAATTCGTGCCTTTGACTTTGCTCTTGTTACCTCTGAAAAATCAATCATCTGTAACACCTCACTTAATACTTAATGACTGCTTGGCTTCTATATGTACGAAGGGGATTTCTTCGCCCTTTTTGCAGAGAGCCTTGACATCATTCTTTTTCACTTCGGGCATACTGTACTTCAAAAGGTGGTCAAGATTGTGTTCCTCCGCCCACTCAACAAATGAAATTTCATCATCAACCACAAGGCTCGGAGCGTTCTTTTTAAGCGACATAACCGCTCTCGGCATATCAATCTTCTGTCTGCCGAGTGCCTGCATTGACTTAAACAGATAGGTTTTAAGGCTCTCCGCCTGTTTTTCTTTTTGTGACTGTCTTTTTGCAATTGCCGCCTTTTCGGCTTTAAGCATTTTAGCCTCGGCAAGAAGCTGTTTGTAGTAGATTGCAATGCTCTCAGCTTTCTCGTCAAATTCGCCCTCAATACCCGTGAGAGTATCGAACCACGCTGTCAACATCTTGTTGCGGTATGCATCCACATTGGCAATAATGTTGCCGTCATCATCAATCGGCATTCCGTCTGCATTCGTATCAGGTTCCCATTCGTTGATAGCGTCAAACTGATTAAATAAATCCGAGTACATCTCGGTAAGCTCATAAAGTTTCATTGTTGTTCCCCCTTAAAGATTTATGTTTTGTGTGGCAAGTGCCTCTATTAAATGTTCAACCTTGCCTTTGAAAAATTCCTTGTCCTGTGACCGCTTGGCGAAATCGAGCATACGGACAAAGCTGTCATATGCAATTGAAAAGTATGCCTTAAAGACATCCTTGTCATCTGATGAACCGTCAGCAGTCTGAACATTTTTCAGCCTTTCTTCATACTCCTCTTTCTGTTTGCGAAGAGCCTCCTGCTTTTCATCCTCAAGCTGTTTTCTGACGATTTTTTCGTTATTGCGATACTCTTCTTCGAGTTCGTCATAATGCTTAATGTTCTCCCTTTCCAAAGCCTTAATCGTTTCATTGAGTCTGCGTTCATTGTCGCTCGGCTCTGCAACGGCAACCTCAATAGGACGGCTTTCAAGCTCCTGAACTTTATTCGTCAGCTTGAAATTTTTGTTCTTTTCCTCTGCAAGCTGATTTTCAATATTGCGATAGCTTTCTTTTGAAGTGTCCGCCTGCTGTTTGTAATAGTCGGCGTCTTTCTTAGCGTTATTGAGCTGTCTGCAATAGTCAATGCTCTTGTCGGTTGCCTCCTGCTTTTCGTCCTTCAGCCTGTCAATCTCTGCCTTTAACTGCTTGACCGTTGTGTTTTCAAGGTCAAGTTTTTCGGCAATTTCAGCCTGTTCGGGTTCGCTTATGGTGGCGAGCAACATCAACCTACTTTTGTTAATTTGTCCAAACGTTTGGACATTTTCAGGATTTATTTTTTCTACAATAGAAATATAGTTATATGCGTTACTGCGTTTCATGCCTACTTCATTCTCGCAGTAGTCCTCAAAATTCGGATATCCAAGCTCCTTATACAGCTTGTTGTCACGCATTGTTTTAAGCCCGTTGCACATATCCCATATGTTCTGCTGTGCAAGGTTTGCGCTGACAATTATCTTCTGATGCAGTTCAATTGCCTGCTTATGCTGTTCGCTTACTGTTATTTCTGACATTTTTTATATCCTCCAAAAATTCAGCGT